CTAACTAGCTCTTGCCAGTTGAGCCGTATTAAATACTTTCTTTGAAGCTTGATATGCCAGCACATCTGCCTTTTGATAGGCAACACATCTGCCGACTTTTGAGTAAGGTAGGCTGCTACCATTACAACGCATAGCTTGCAAAGTATGAGTAGAGCATTTCAAAAACAATGCTACCGCTTCCTGACCAAAACTCTTTTCTAATGGGGCTTCTAGGAATTCTTCTAAAAGCTCCTTTTTTTCCTGTTCTGACATTTGATCTAACTTAGACATTTCACCCCTCCTTACTTTCCGCTTTAGGCTTTGCCCACCACAAACAAGGCCCATCTTCTGTATCAAAACCTGCAATAAGAAAGGCATCTTTTATAGGTGGTTGTGGTTTCCAGTTTGACCAATCTGCACAGTCGTCTTCAGGAATTTCTGGAATATCCAAATATTCCAAACGCTCAACAAGAATTTCTACACCAAGATTAAGTTGAAGCTGTGCCCATTGTTCCTTTGTATAAAACTCAGCATGCTCTCCAATAGTGTCGTGCTTCTCTATATCAGGGTGGAACCAGCAGCTATCTAAATCATCTGGTACTTGTGTTGGTTGTATTTGATATTTCATCCCTCAGCTCCCGATTTGCAAACATTAACCATTGCTTTGTATTGAGTAGATATACGAAGCTTCTCTCTACCAGATATGCTGTCAATATGGACCATAGGCATTGGTGCAAGGTTTGCAGCGCCAAGCATTTCTTGAGTGGGTTCTAATGGCATTAAAACGTAGCCTTCTGGCACCGCCTGAGCTTTGGCTTTTTCTAGCTCTGCTCTAAGTCTGTCAATTTCACATGCTGCATGGTGACAAGTAACACGTAATTCATCTTCGTTATATTCATCTGCATGCATCATCATTAAATGACTGATTTCGGTGCCAAATTGACTATCACCATCGAACACCCAAACAAAACCATCATCTTGTTCAAAGCGTAAATTAACTTCTCGTTCCTTATTCAAATCTGTCATGCTGCCACCATCTGATAACTTTTTTGATTTAATCTTGCTAAACCACGCAAACGTAATTGTTCAATAAAGTGTTTATCTCTGTTCATCCATGCTCTGCAGAACGAGGCAAATTTCTTTTGGCAAATATCATTCATTGGGAAACCGTATTTTGTTTCATTCATTGATATCTTTGCTACTTCTTTGCCACGTTTTAAAACCATGAATCCATTTTTTTGAGATGGATAAAATCCGTTTTCACACATCCATACTGTGAACGGAAGCGACATAGAATCAGGGATGTTACGCATCATTTACATTCTCCAAATAGAATCTTTAAGTTTCGCTTTGAAGAGCAAAGCTTCTGTTTCATTAAGTGAAACATTTAAGAAAACTTGGGTTCGTTTACCGATCACAGTAAATGTTCTAGTTTTGCTGTTATAAATTTGAATCATTTAGGCGACTCCAATAAAAAGTTACCTTCAACCTCAAGTTCTTTTCTTCTTTTTACAACCAGCTCCATTAGACGTTCTTGTATACGTTCATCAGCTTCAGAAATATCAATTTCAAGGGCATCTAATGTAGTCAGGTCCTTTGCTTGTCTGATCTTTTCCCCAATAGAAATATTTTCTTTTGATTGACCAGCAATAATGACTAAGTGTTTATTTAACTCAGTTAAAAAAGATTTTTGATCTTCAGAAGCCCAGTCTTTCGTTTCCTCAATAAGACTATTAGCTGCATCTGCAGTTTTAGTTTTCTTTAGCTTTTCAATAAGGCCAGCTAACGGAGACTCAACCGGTTTGTCATTATGGTAACGAGTCCAATTTTCCTCTTTGATATTGGCCTTCTTCGCAGATTTTTTTGCTTGAGTTGAGTTAGTTTCTTTATCTGCTTTAGGTTCAATTGGTCCCAAAACGTTTAGAATGTTGTCGTCATCTATACTTGTCAAACCCACTTCACCATTAATAATTGCATTCAGTAGATTTTTAAACTCATCACACCAATAAAGTGATTTTACAAATACACGTAACTCACCATAATCATGTGATTTACGATTAATAAATGCTTCAGCAGCTGACCGTGTTGGATGGCAATTAATATCTTCCCAAAAATATTTACCATGACAAATATAGACGTTGCGTTCGTTCCATTCCGATAAAATATTAATTTGTGTTGATACTTTGGCATCGAGGAAAAGCTCATCTTCTTCATCAATAGCCAATCCATTTAAATCATGTTTTTCTGCAGCTTTTAGTGAATCAAAAAACTCTTCAACTGATTTATATTTTGATTCCTGATCTACATCTACAATATTCGTAATTTCAACTGAATCGCTTGCAGGGTCTAAACCCCACACAATATTTTTTGATTGAACAACGAAAATAGGTGAATCTGTACCAGCGTTATCATTTTCCCAAGAATTTTTGAGTTGTTGGGTAAACTCCGCCCATGTTTCAGGCGTAAATAGAGTAGGTTTCATAGTTGCTAACCTTTAAATATTTTGAAGCGCTTTACGCAAATGTGGGTCAAGGTCTTCTTTATTCAGTAGCCATGAGATATATGGGCGCGGTAATTCTTTAAGAGGTGTTCCTTTGTGTTTACCCCAAGTCATTATTTTGGGTAAACGAACTGCTTCAGACATAAGAAATAAAGAATTAAGGTCTTTAATTCCCAGTCGTTCAATTAGAGCTATAAGGATAATCCCAGTAAAATAAACATCCGCCCGTGCTGAATGTGCATGTCTTAAATGCTTGCGTGCTTCTTCACGGTTACTCATTACGAAATAGTACAGAACAGCCAATTTATGACTTGTTAAATCAGGCCATACGTCCCTTGCTAAAGCTAAAGTACATATAGTCTTTACCTTAATTGCTGGTCCACATTTATTTAGAGCTTTGATGTCGTAATCAATATTGTGGCCGACAATGAACTCAACACCTTCAGGTAACCGGAACGATTCGCAACTTGGTTGACCTTCAATATCCGTTTCAATGATGTTGTGTACAGCCATTGCTTCTAAATCAATTGGTTCAGGACAAGAATAGAAACGGTTAAAAACCTCATCCTTATGAACTAACAATTGACCATTCTCTAAGCTAAAAGGCGCATAAGCGATTTCAATTGGATAACCATTTAATTTGTTGGTTTCCGTATCTAAAATAATTGCTTTCATTGATCATGCACCATTTAACTGTTAGGCCAGCAAAAGCCACAGTTGTGACATTCCCATTGAGCACCAGAGCCAGAATGACTAACACCTAAAGTGCATTTGTCATTAGTACATCTTGGACAGGTACCATAAATCACACGAAAAGATTTAATAGCTAACATAAATATCCCCAACTAGCGTGTACCAAGAAAGCCACGACGAATTTTGTAGGCTTTCCGGTCAGGGGAAGGGATGTGCGTTTTTTGAAGAATTTGACCTAATTCACGTCCTCTACGATATTTAATTTCGGTTTCTAGATTTCTTAAAATCCACTCGTTTGTATTTAATGTATATTGTGAAACAGGAGTTAATTCATTGTTTTCATTAACCGTATAAACACGAGTTAAAGTGTGATTTGCAGCATAAACTGTATAGCCAAGACGGACTTTGTATAAACCACGTTCTTCATCCTTCCCTACGAATTCACGGAAAGTTGATTTATGGTTTACTTGACCATTCAGATTATTTTCGTAACGTTTAGATCCTCGTAAATAGTTTGTTCTCATTGTGCACCACCTAATTTAACTACATGTACTTGAACATCAACAGGTTCGCCTGAGTTAAATTGTTGTTGCCAATGTTGAGTCTTCTGCTCACGCACTTGAGCCTCTGCATCACATGCATAAAGGAAAGCAATAGCTAATGCACTAAATATAAGGAAGCATAAAACATACGGCCATTTACTATCTTTTTTAAACTTTAGATCCTCTGCTGATGGATGCTGATAAAGTTTAGAAGTAGCTGGTTTATTTGTTTTATTCCCGCTAAGTTCAGGCACGAAACAAATAGGTGTAGATGGGGCAGATTGACTGTTTATATATTTCTGATTCATAATAATTTGCCTTTATACGTACAGTATTGGTAGAAAAAGCCTCGATAGCCGTCCAAAGTCATTGAGGCTTTTTCATTTGTGTTAGCTCAGCATTTACAGACATTTGCGAAGGTTTATATCTGTACTTCAAGCCGTTTTTATTAATGCGCTCTTCATCAATTAAATTTTTCGCATTAATATTTGTGATTTCCATGTCCTTCCAATTTGGAAAGTCTTTACTTGAACATTGAATAACACGACCACAAGCCATAGCTCGTAACGCCTCCGAAACGCTAATCAAGCCTTGTTCGTCTATAACTTTGTCTTTGTAGTGATCCATGAGAATTCACCTTTTGACGTTTATGTAGTATTGGTTGAAAAAAGCCCCGATAGCCGTCCAAAGTTTTCAGGGCTTTTTTTATTTCTTAAGATTTAAATGACCCAATTCGTACAGGGTTTTCAGGAAGTAAAGCTATTACTTCTTCTTTGAAATCTTCAATAATTTCATTACGTAATAACTCTTCTTTGACAATTTGAATGGCAAACTGAGGTGTGCTGCCAGAGCTATTCACAATTAAACGTAATTTGATTTCTCGTTCTGCAAGACCTAAGTAAGCTGAATCTTGGATGGTGAAATAAGCCGGTAATACGCCTTTTTTAGCAGATGCTGCAATTTGGGCCATTTCAGATTGAACCTGACGTGTGTTTTCTACTTCAGCGTTACTAGTAGTCGATGCTTCAATTTGCATATTTCGTACTGCAACAAGGGCATCTTTAATATCAATGACATTATGATTTTCATCAAATGCATTAAGTACTTGAGCCCAATCTTCAATGAAAACAGCAAAGTTGCGTTGATCTAATTTATGGTCTTTAAGTTGATTCAACTTTTTCCATACAACAGTTGATTCTAAACATAAAGAAGCTAAGTAGTCACAATGGCCTTGGGCTTGTCCTTCACCATGGAAGTTAAGAACTGCAATAGCTTTCATGTCATTTTGATTAACAAAAATTGGTGTATTTTTACCGCCTTCTGCAACTACAAAATCTTTAAAGTCGTTAAATGTTGGTGTAGTAAATTCACCATGAGGACGGAAGCGAGCATCCATAAATTTTTCAGCAGCTATAACACTATAGTCATGATGCAACGCTACAAGCTGACCACGCTCAAGTGGAATTACAGGTTTAGCTAAACCTAAAAATTTTTCGATTTCGATTTTTTCAGACATGAAGGTCTTTCCTTTAGTTGAGATAAAAAGTTTTTAAAAATTAAGCTTTTTCTTCAAAAAGCTGGTCAGTGTGTTTAGCAAAAAGCGATACATCACCACGTGTGTTTACATACATAGGTGTTTTGTCACCGTGTTCTTCGACACTTTTACCTTTTGGGAGTGGGGCATTTGAAATTAGTTTGTGCTCTACAGTAACGTTGTTGTGACCAACGCCTTTAGAGAACTTTAATTTAATTGTGATCTCGCCGACTTTTTGTGTATCAACAGCAGCACTTGCAACCTTGCTAACTGCATAGCCAAGTTGTTTTGCAAAGGCACCGCCATCGATGTCATTAATAAATTCTTCGCAATCTGTAGAGCGTAATGTACTCATTTTTTATTCACCATGAGATGTGTTGGTGAAATTATTATTCATCAATGAATAGATTAAATCAACAACAAATTATTCACTAATGAATTAATTGTATATAAAACAACCAATATGATTTATTTAGGGCAAAAAAATACCCAGTATTAAACTGAGTATTTCGTATATATTTACATGTATTTACAAGGGTTAACATTCAATTGAACGGAATCCAATCATTTTTAGTTTTTGATCAAATTATTTTTAGTCAAAATCATTAATCTTGCTAACTCATGATTAAAACTATTTAAAGCTTCTTTTATATTTAAAGATGCTAAATCATGGTTTTCAAAATTATCTAAGATGAAAGATTGTTCAACTAACGGATGGTGTTCATTAGAAATATTTTTAATATTTAAAAGAATATTAGCAGCTAATTCAGGTTGAGTTTTTATAACTTCTTCTGCAAAAGTTGTTAAAACAGTATTAATTCCTTGAAATTCAGTTACTTTCAACATCTTATTTATCCTTAAAACTCTCTATGCATACCAACGACTTTACCAACCAACTTACATTCTTCTGTTAGCTTAATAATTTGTTCAGGCCATTTAGTATTTAGTGGCTCTAAATATTTTTCTTCTCCATCTTCAATTATTAATCTCTTAAATGTAGCTTGTGTATCACCAGCACAAGAAACAATAACTAAATCATTGGTTTTTAAATCAAAAACTGGGTAGTCTGGATTTACATATATTCGATCACCTGGTTCAAATTTAGGTAACATTGATGTACCAGTTACAATAAGTCCATAACCATTTTTTCCAGCTTTCTTCATTGGTGGAAGCCATTCAAGTACTTCAGTGTCCTTCAATACTGTTTGAACATCTGTAAATGAACCTGCTGCAACCCAAGAAATAACTGGAATTTGCTCTCCATCTAATTTGATTTTATTTGATAGATTTACATTGTTATCTAACACCAATTCATCTAAATCATTATTAATATTATCAATGGCTTCTAAGTCATTATTGAGCAGTGTATTGGCATCATAGCCTGCCCAAGAGGCTAATTTTTCAACGGTAGATATCTTTGGTTCTTTATATTGCCCATTCTCCCAACGAAAAAGTGTAGGTTGTGGTACTCCAGACTTTTTACTAAGACCTGTAGTAGTAGTGCTGTATTTTTTTAACAGGTACTTAACGTTTTTTTGAAGGTGCATTTTTCCAACTCCAAGATGGATAGCTAATTTTATTCAAAAATGAATATTTTTTGTGAAACAATTCATTAATGTATTGACAACTATTCATTAGTGAATAAAAATATGCCTTAACACGGAGGCATTTATATGTGCATGAATATTCAAGATAAGGTTATTTACCTTTCAAATAGTCGAGGTTTGACTCAACAGCAAATCTCAGAAAGAACTGGGATTTCTCAAAGTTCTGTTTCAAAAATTGCAAGTGGCGAACAAAAAGAAGTTGCTTATAACAAAGGTGTTGCTTTAGACGCGTTAGTTGCCTCTGAACAGAAAAGAGAATATGAGGAATCCAAGACAAAACAATTAAATCGATCTGCATAAAAACCAATTTTAGGAATGTATGAGGCATAACCATGGCTGAAAAACTTCTTGCAAATGCATCATCGAAATTAACTTTAGAAGAAAAAGCAAAGATGGAATGGATTGCCAAACTAGAAGGCAAGAATTCCTTATCTAATCTCATCCGTTCTATGTGTAAGAAAAAGATTTCAGAAGTAGAAGGTGAGATGGCAGGTAAAAGCTCTCTCGAGGTAATTAAAAACATTTGCACTAGAAAAGTCTCAGAAGCTGAATCCGAATACCAGTTTCTCAGAAATGTTTTTTGTGGGTCAAAAGATAACGGGTATACCAGAGATACCTTCGAATTAGTGCCTTTACGGGCCGAAAAATCGCGGCATACAAATGCTAGTGATAAATCAGTCCAGCTTGATCTACTTAGCTGGAAATAAAAAACCACTCCCTGCGCCAACAGGAAATGGTCTATGGCTGTTCAAACCCTTGGAAGAATGAACGTGAGTAATTTAGCAAATCATCACTGCTCAGGCAAATGCACTGATTTTAAAGAAGAACAGTGCTCAACTTGTCTTATTAATCAAGATGCCCCGCATCAAATCGTAAACACTCAAACCGATGAAGAGAAATTTCTAGATCGTGCATTCAATGCACAAAAGGAGATTTCATGACTTCAGAAAAAAAGGTTTGGCCGTTAGGAACCAATCACACTGATTCTGAGGGAACGCCGTGGAAGCGTGACGAGCAGAACAATTGGTGGTTTTGGCAAGAAAACTTTGGCTGGTCACGTTATGTAGGTCCAGTGAACCAAGCTTTCTTAGATTTACGATTTGAGGTAGGGACTGAACAGTGATTTTTGAATTAATAAACCTTAGTGATAAATGTACATTTGAAGCACCAAATTTAAAAATTGCTGCTTTAGTTACTTGTGTACTTGGAAATGGTCAATACTCCGCGAAGGGGATAAAACATGATTTAGATGTTCCGTTCTTTCTTTTCGGTGGACATGAAGAATGGTTTATCTCTAAATTTGGAACAAATTTTGAAGAAACACTTATTCAAGTTCGAGATGAAGAAAAACAAGATTTAGCAGATAGCTTTAATAGCGTTTTATTAGGTTCCTACCTTGACCGAACAGCTTTTTTCAAAGCTTACAACTTAATTAAAGATCCAGCTGAACAAAAAGAATGGCGTAAGCAGTGGTTAGATGAAAGACGCTCTTCTTTTAATAATATCTGTGAACGTGCTTGGAATTATGCTGAACAAGTGAGCTTGTATAAACCAGCTCAGGAAGGTGCAGCATGACGGTACGTCCAATTTTATTTAATTCAGAAATGGTTAGGGCCATTTTAAATGGATCTAAGACGCAAACACGCCGAATTATTAAGAGTAAAGTTCAAAAAAAAATTGATATAGCTGAACATCTTGGAGAGTTCTTTGGTTTAGAAGATTCTAAATCACAAATATCTTCTTATTTTCAGAAAATTTGTCCTTTTGGAGCAATTGGCGACCAGCTTTTTGTTCAAGAGACGTATGGCACCAAAATTAGAAGTTTAGGTGGAACTCCTCATGAGTCATTTGTCTACAAAGCAGATAACCCAAATGAAATTGCTTATTACGACTGTAAGGGAAAGGGTTATCCAGTTAGATGGAAGCCATCTTCTCGTATGCCTCGTAAAGCATCACGTGTTTTGCTTGAAATAGTTGATATCCGTGTTGAGCGTTTACATGAAATTAGTGATGTAGATGCTAAGGCTGAAGGTTTTGATAAACCTAAAACTGATTCAACTATGCAAAGCAATAATTCTCATAACCCAGTTCTTAACTTTCAAAAACATTGGGAAGCAATAAAAGGTAAAGAATCTTGGAATGAAAACCCTTGGGTTTGGTGTATTTCTTTTCGGAGGATTGATCAATGAAAAGATGTCCATCGTTTAACAGTTACTCAGTCACTGCAGATGGGAAAGTTTTTACACACCGTCGCAAGGGTAGGTTAGCCAAAGGGCTAAATAGAGTTGATTTTTCATACTCAAAAGAACTATCGCAATTTACCACTTCAAAAGGATATCGCACCGTTTCTGTATATATCGGTAATGGCAAATCAAGACCAATTGGTGTTCATCAACTTGTTGCAGATGCATTTATTGGGCCTGTTCCAGAAAATCAAGAAGTACGCCATCTAAATGGGATTCCATCCGATAATCGTTACGAAAATCTAGCTTATGGCACAAAACAAGATAATGCAAATGATAGGGTTCAGCATGGTGGATATAAGCAGGGGGCATCACATATAAATGCAAAACTTAATCAAGGGCAAGTAGAGAGCGTTAGGAAAAAACGTGCATCAGGCTCAAAAGTTAAAGATTTGGCAAAAGAATTTGCTGTAAGTACTAGCACTATTGAGTTGGTCCTCTATGGCAAGTCTTATAAAGTTAACCAAGGTGGCGCCTCATGAGCCAGATTGTATATAGAGAAGACAATTTCATTGGGGAACTTTTAATGGAAAAGTTCGTCTTCAAAAAAATAGGTGAATATAAGTCAGACTGGGCTTTAGCTTATGTTGATCCAAATAATTTATATAGTGCTGGCGGTGGACGTCTAACAGTCGTTTTAAGTAGTTTTACCGGTTCCGCTTTCTTTTCTCATGTTGGTCAACCAACTTTTAAAGAGTTCATTGCCCAATGCCATGCTCCTTATTTACTTAATAAACTTTTTCCTAAAATTGAAAAGTGGGTAGATGTTGAGGATGGTAATGAAGTAATTGAATACATAGCTATCAATAAGCTATCTGAATTAAAAGATGGTCGATCAAGTGGCGCAATTTCCAAAAAAGATCTTAGAAATTTTTATGAACACCTTAAAGAAATTGAATTCGAATGTTTTTCAAATTTCTTTGACCAGCTCACTTTTAAAGACCGATCAATCATGTGTGAACTGTTTGGTGAAGACTGGCTTTGGGAAAGTGGGCCATCCAAATTAAATCCTGATTACGTATACCTCGAAAAAATGCTGGTAGATGTGATTTCTGAATTTAAGAATTTAATTGGATTGGATGGGTGAGCGATATGAAAAATAAACTCATCGTTGACCGCAACCAAGCTAAAAATATCCGCGATAGGGAATTATGCGAAATAGCGGTAAATATGCGAATTAAGGAAGGGGAAAACAATCAATTTCGTGCGAGAAAAAAATTTCTCAATCAAGTTTTTTGGGTAGCTGAACCCCTTTGTAGCATTAAATGTGGACCTGAAAAATTCTACGGCCATTTTTCCTGTGATCCGATTCCTGAAGGTTGGAGCCGTTATACACTTGATAGACCAGGAAGTAGGGTTAATTTTGGTGAACATCGCTTTTTAGTTGAGTGCACTGAAGTTAAGACATTTAAATATTCTGCAGGTCAATTATTCACTGTTTTACTAACGCTTAAAAAAGTTAATGGTGGTGCATTATGAATATGTGCCTCAATCTTAACTTATTACCTCATGAATTGATTGTTGATAATTTTGCAGGTGGTGGTGGAACATCTACTGGCTTAGAAAAAGCCTTTGGCCGTCCCGTTGATATTGCTATTAACCACGATCCTAAAGCAATTGCAATGCATCGTGCTAATCATCCAAATACTCGTCATTTTTGTGAGGATGTTTGGGATGTTGACCCTGTAAAAGTTACTAACAATCAGCCTGTAGGACTGGTTTGGCTTAGTCCAGATTGCAAACACTTTTCTAAAGCAAAAGGTGGCAAACCGGTTGAAAAGAAAATACGTGGTTTAGCTTGGATTGCTCTTAGATGGGCTGACCTTACACGACCACGTATAATCATGCTCGAGAACGTTGAAGAGTTCAAAACTTGGGGCAGATTAGGAAAAGATGGATTCCCGAGTAAAAAGCACAAAGGTGAAACGTTCAGGTGCTTTGTTAATGCATTACGTCATCAAGGTTATAAAGTTGAATGGCGAGTAATGAGTGCTCGGGATTACGGATCTCCAACTCTAAGAAGACGGTTTTTTCTAGTTGCTCGCCGTGACAACTTCCCTATAGTTTGGCCCAAGCCTACGCATGCTGCACCAGATAGCAAAGCAGTTAAAACTGGGAAATTAAAACCATGGCGAATCACTGCAGAATGCATAGATTGGTCAATTCCTTGCCCAAGTATTTTTACTCGTAAGAAACCTTTAGTTGAGGCAACTTGTCGCCGTATAGCAAATGGTTTAGTCCGTTATGTAATCAATAATCCAGAACCATTTATTGTTCCAATGGATAAGGTTAAAAGCGTTGCCCCAGTACTTACTGAGTGTGCAAATGCTTCTAGCCCAAGATGTATGCCTATTGATGAACCTTTACGCACAATTTGCGCAGGGGTGAAAGGTGGGCATCATGCGTTAGTTACTGCGTTCATTGCTAAGCATTATACGGGTGTAGTTGGTAGTGATATTCGCGAACCACTTCATACTATTACTGCAAAAGATCATAACAGTTTAGTCGTCAGCAACCTGGTGAAACTGCGGAATAACAACATTGGTCAACCAGTAGATGAACCATTACACACCATTACTACAAGTGCGGGTCATTTTGCATTAGTACAAGCATTTTTAACTGCCTTCTACGGTAGTGAGAAAGACGGAAACAGCATTCATGAGCCACTTCGTACGATACCAACACGTGATCGCTTTGGCCTTGTAATGGTTAAAGGTGAGCTGCACCAAATTGTTGATATTGGCTTCCGTATGCTTCAGCCAAGAGAACTATTCACTGCACAAGGTTTTGAACCTACTTACATCATTGATCATGGGATCGATGAACATGGAAACACTATCAAATTAACTAAGACAGAACAGGGAAGAATGGTAGGTAATTCTGTGCCTCCTCAATTCTCTGAAGCTTTAGTACGTGCAAATTTTGCACATGAACACCTATATGAGGCAGCTTAAGAAATGGCAAGATCTAGAAATATTAAGCCCTCATTCTTTATGAATGAAGACATTATTGAATTACCTTATGAAGCACGATTGCTATTTATAGGGCTTTGGACTTTAGCAGATCGCGAAGGCCGACTCGAAAATCGACCTAAGAAAATCAAAATGTCTTTATTTCCTGCAGACGATATAAACGTTGCAGAACAGTTAGAGAACATTTCTAAGTTCGGTTTTATCGAGTTATATAACGCTGATGGTATTGATGTTATCCATATCGTTAACTTTGTTAAACATCAAAACCCGCACGGGCTAGAGAAAGACAGTGAATTACCTGACCGTAATGGTATCTACACTGTCTATGAACGTAACCCGAAAAACAAAACAATTGTTGGAAAACCAATTCAGTTAAATAAAGCTGATTTAAAGCATTTTTACGATAAAACAGGACCGTTTGCCCCTCAAAATACTGGTTCTGCTGTTGAAAACAGTTATCAAGATAACGAATCGAATCAAGCAAACAGTAGTGGGAACAAACAAGAACAGTTAGATAACGGTTCTAAAACTGTTTCTATCTCAGACCAAAACGCCCTGAATCCTGAATCCTTTAATCTGAATCCTGATTCACTGAATCCTGAAACCTTTAATCAGAATCCAGAAGGTAATAACAACTCCGCCGTTGGCGAAGTTGATTCATCGACTCAAACAAAATTTAGTTTCAAGAGTGCTTTGAAAAAAAATGGTGTACCTGAGAAAGACGCTGCTGAGTTCTTACAAGTTCGTAAAGCCAAGAAAGCTCAAAACACCGAAAACGCTTTTGAAGCACTTTTGAATGAAGCCCAAAAAGCAGGAATCACACTGCAGCAAGCCGTCGAATATTGTTTGAAAAGACAAAATCCTTGGGGTGCCTTCAAAGCATCTTGGTACCTAAACGAAAAACCCGAAATGACTACCGGTCAACAGTCAAACCATCAATCGTTACCACGCAATGTAAATGATCAATGGGGCGCGCCAAAGAAATATGAACCGGTTGCTCACACAGCTGTGAAGGGTGAATTGATATGAACGCAGTGCCTCAAAAATTGGAATATAAAATTTCCCATACAAACCAGATCTGTAAGATCCACAAAGAACAAATGATCAATGTACATGGTCGAATCGTTTGTCAGTCTTGTGTTGAAAAAATCATGAAGCAGTCAAATGAAAAATATGAAAGCGATAAGAACAATCGTATTTTAAATTTGAAAATGGCTCGAGCTGGTATCCCTAAAAGACATGTAAATAGCGGCTTTAGCAACTATGCAGTAACTCACAAAGGACAAGACAAAGCTCGTAAAACTTGTGAAAAGTTCACTATGGATTTCAATTCAGGTGTTTTTCGAAATTTACTTCTTGTCGGCCGTACTGGTACGGGTAAAACACATCTAGGTTCATCAATTCTGAAAAATATCATCATTAAGAACTGGGAAGCTATTTACATTACGTCTGCAGATCTAGCTGAAGATATCGCGGGTGCCTATCGCCGTAGTGGTGATAGTGAAGATGAAGCGCTAAAACGCTATGTAAAAAAAGATTTATTAATTATTGATGAATACGGTTTACATGACCGTGCTGAAAAACGTCCTCAACTTCTTGAAAGTGTTCATAAGGTTCTACTCACTCGTTATGACGAGTTGAAGCCAACAGTTGTGATTTCAAACCTAAGTCTTTCTGAGGTCCGCGAAGATCTTGGGGACCGTCTATGGTCAAGATTTCAACATGATGGCTTAGATATTGTGGAATGTGATTGGGATGATGCTCGTATAGGTGGAGGTAAAGCACAGTGAACGCATTTATTGATATGAAAAAATCTGAATACGCATTAGTTGCTTACTCAAACGTAGCAGCTAAATCTGATGAGCGAAAAGCATTAGAAAAAGCAGTTAAGAAATGGCTGAAACATCCTGGTAATAAAATCCGACAGGTTGAGTCTTTAGGGCGTGATCTCAATATGCCTCACGGCACCGGCCCTATGTACAAGCGTTTATGTTGTCGTTGCGAAACTTGTGTTGAATGGGCGCTTTCCACTGGTTTAATCAAATCTAAGCCAAAACCAGTTGTAAAACGTGGTCCAGATGCTCGCCAATTGCGTATTTTGGCACAGAAAAGCCAATTGACCCCCTACGCTACAGCTTTTAATGAAGATTGGGATTTACTGGCCTTAGAAGTGGATTATTCAGTTACGGCATTTCAACTTGAACGTATTTATCAAGGGCGTTCTGAAATTGATCACAACTTTGTTTGGAATCGAGTTAAGCGTGTTGCTGATCGTTTAGTTGCTGAAAAGTTAAAAGCTAAAGGGGGATGTACAAATGAAATCTAAATCAATCAGCAAAAAACGCTCAAAAAAATACAATCCAAATAAGCTAACACCAGCGCAAGTTCAAGCTAATCAGAGAAAGGCAGAAATGCGCAGAGAAGCTGCTCAAGAATATGAGTTCAGCATGAGGTTCGTTTCAAAAGATGTACGGGACTATATCGAAGCAAAGAAAATTGAAGAGGCAGCATTGCTTGAGCGTTTCCCTAATCGTTTAACAATACCATATCACTTCAGTATTGCAGCTTACGGTTACCAAGATTTAGCAATTGTTCAAGTTCTCGAACATGTAGAAGAGTGTGAAAAATGGAATGTTGAACTCACTATCACAATGTCCGATAGAACCGATCAATATGAAGGGCAACTAATAATAAATCAGCCATTTACAGCGCCAAAAATGAATTATTTTGAGTTTTCAGAAGGAAAAGCAGACTGTTACGTAGATATAGGTAGTGGATTACGTAGAAAAGGCTGGAAAGGATTAAATGCTGAGATATTAATGGCATTAGACCAAAATAAAAATATACCTGATGGTTTTGGGATCGATTTGATAGAGGTAGAAATAAGTACCTCCTCAAAATTCAAAAGTGTGTCAGCGTATAAAGAATTTTTGAGTGTTGCTGCATGGGTAAACAGTGGTGTAGCTGAGGAAAAATTACGCCAGCTTTGGATTGCTGATCAAATTATAGGGAACGGTAAATCGCTTGGTTTTGGGGATGCAGCATGATGAAAAGACTAAGACAACGCCAGCGCCAACAACGCAGTATTTTTGCGATGTTGCAAAGCTACTCTAGGGAGATAAGTACTTTCAAAAGTTCGGAGGCTATTGCTCCTAAAGAACTACAAGCACAATCTGCAAAACCTAGATATATCTTCACAGAACTAGGGAAAGAGAAGCTTTGCAAACATTGTCAAGAATATTGGCCCATTGATTCTGAATTTTGGTTCATGGTTAAAGCTAAGCTTAAAGATGGATCCGTCGTACTTCGACCAGATTCAGCTTGTAAAGGTTGTTATGACAATGCCTATCGTCCGAATTTATCAAGGGGTAAATATCAAAAACGATCAAGTCATGAAAAGGGAGCTACGGCATGAATCGTTTTCAAGAAAAGCAGTTAATACAAATTGATGAAGAGCAGCAAATTATTAAGTTCACTCGAAAACGTGAATTAATTGAGTGTGATCATAAAAATATTCAAGTTTCTGAAGTAGAGAGTGAAGTACGTTGCATTGACTGCAACACTAAATTAAACCCTGTTCTTTGGATAGCTAAATACCTAAGACAACTTAACCAAGTTACAGAGCGTAATAACAGAATGTTAGCTGAGGTAAGAGTAATTAAGTCAAAGCTTGAAAAGAAAAACAAGTTTATGTGTAAAAGCTGTCATGAGGTTAATGAAATTGATTTTAAAAAATTACCTTCTCAAGCAGCTATTACACGTGGAATGTCGGTAATTGATCAAGAGTTTGACGGAATGAAAGTGGAGTTTTGCCAATGAAAAATAAAATCGGTGATCGAGTTTATGTTGATTTCAAATCTTCTAATAATATGGAAACTGATGGAACACATGTTTTTAGTGAGGGCTAGATTGATAGTGTGGATAAAGATATTGATTTTGTAATTGGCAGATTCGATAAAGGTAGATATTTTGATTGTCTATCGACAAGATGTAAAACTGAATCAAAACTAATGTGTACATGGGAAAATTTTTGAATGTTCATGAGTGATAAGGATTTAGAAGCTCATGGAGAACTTAAGTGACGTAAATCTTATCACTTAAACTATTAATAAGCTTTTCTTATGAAGAGCTTATTCTTTTATAGGTATACTATATAAGAGAAGTAAATTAGGTTTACATTTATATGTTGATACTTGATCAATTCAAACAGGCTGCTTTAACAGAAAAAATTGCTACTTTAACGAGTACAGTTATATTGATAGGTATTTCTTATAAATTAGGATATTACTTCACAAGATTACTTGATAGTTTGTGGATAATTCAGTTTTTCAATGTTTTTGATTTGGCATATTCAGCATTAAAACTAGTAATTTTATATTTTTTAATTCTTATCTTTCATGACAAGGTTTTTGTTGAGGGGAGCGGTGAAAGAAATATTTTAAAATTTGGCTTAGGTTTAATTGCTATATGTCTATATTACATATACGAAATGATAACTGTAGGCTACGCTTATAGTTTCTTCTTTGCAGTTGCTCTATTTTTAGGAATATTTTTTACTTTTACATTATATAACTCTAAACCTTTTGTGAAATATATCGCAATCGTGTTCTTAATTATAGTAATTCCTTTTCTTCAAGGTATATCTGATATACAAAAAAATATACACCGAGCAGATTTGCCAAGAGTTTCAATTAAAGATAGTTCAGCAAATGAAGATTGGAGGTTTTTAGATAAGGCTAATGATAAATTGATACTTCTCAACCAGAATAATCCTAAAGAAATTAAAATTGTTGGAATGGACGAAGTAAAAAAATTTACTAATAGTAGTGACAATAAAATCAATGGTAAGATCAAAAATTAATTGAAAGAGTAAAATAATGAAAATATGTATTGGTGGTGATCTCAACGGACAAGTTGTTGAGAAGGATGTTTATTCATTTAAAGCTACCGATATTGATCCTGAGAAAAAGTCAGAGTATTTCATTCAAAGTTTTATTCTTGGAGATAAGAGATTAAGGTTTTGGATTTGTTTTGATATAGATTTTCATGAAGCTTCGCAAATTGTTGAAAAAATGATGAGAACAAAACACTAAAAAGTATATTGAATAAATTCGATATATATTTTATATTATGTGAACTGTTTATCGTTTAATACCTTTATTGGTTTTATAGTCCGTACTTTCCCCAAGGTGCGGACTTTTTTTCTGTTAACATTGTTCACTTATAATTAAAAGTTTTTTGGGGTAATCATATGTTCAATAATGAAACTAGAAATCAACACTTTATATCTCAAGTAGAGCAAAAATTAAATTGTATAAATCCTTCTTTACCAAGAGACAGAAGAAGGATTTATAAGTTTAAAATTGATGATAGGGAAGAACTCACCTTTAATCTAGTAAATCCTTTGGGCGTTAAAATTGAAAATAACTTAAGCTTTAATGATTTATATACTTTTGATGTTTTTTCCGATAGAACTAGAAATAATTTCGAAGCTTATTTTGGAAAGTATGAAGTTAACATTGAAGTTTTTACAAATAATATTTTAAATAAAATTGATAACAATGAGGCAATAACAATTGACGAAATTAAAGATTTAATTTTTTGTAAGATGATGAATTTTATAAGAAACCCATTCAGCATTGAAAAGTGCCTTAATACATTTGGTTCATTGTCAAAGGTTAGTCCTACAGATACACATGCATTAAGAGAATTTCGAAAAATAAAAAAGGAAAATATACATGTTAGCCCTGATGTATTAGCTCAGTTGAACATAACCGAAGATAAATATATACAATGGTTAAAGATCATATTTAATTTTTTTTCCGTAAAAATGCCTACAGGATATTTAGGAGAGGAAATTATTGATGCAATTTTAGACATTGATAAAAAAAGAATTTATGTTGGTATTCATACATATGATCAAGAAATTTGCTTACTCTCTGATCGTAGTTTTGTTGATTATGGTCCAGCATTGCCAAATAATTTTTTTTGCTTTGCATTTAATCTCAATAAAAATACATTTCTAAGTTTTATGATTTTTGAGAATACTTTGGAGAATATTAAATTATTCTGCCCAGAAATGGCTCCTGTAATTGATAATCGAAACTTAACGATTGATGTAATGAGCCTTCTTCCACCAAGAATTGAGTTGCTAGTAAGTAAGAATAGTGTAGAAGCTTTAAGGGGTTACAACACTCAGGTTGTATATCAATGTCATACCCACTTCTTTAGCGCATCTACTACTTTTCTACTAAATAATTAATGGAACCAGTCTAAATTAGTTTTTATTCTTAAAATCATAATTAAAGTTCTTCTAAGATTGCAGGGCTTTAATTATGAAATTTTATTTGCTGATGCAGTTGGGGCAAAATAATGCCCAATATTAATAGTCGTCGCCGTCAGTGGAGTGAATTTTTCTCTAATAAAAGACAGGAACTCTTTAAGGATTTCAGTGTTTCATCAGATAATGACAAAGTTAAAAAGCAAAAAACTAGCTCATGTAAACATGTGTTTTTCCCATGCCGTGTAGAAAAAGAAAATGAGGGTGAAAACGGTGAAAATACTATATATAGGGGAAGCACAGGCGGTGTTATCATTTCTGGTAAGCAATACATCACAATCAAATTGCCTTATGGATTAAGCGCTAACGAGATATGGCGGGCTACAATTGATCAGAACGGAAAGCAAAGAAACAGTCTTTCAGTAGGTGCTAAAAAATATAAAGACAAGGTTCAAAAGCAATATGGACCTATGTTTAGGGCACTTAAGTTAAAAGCTATCGATCAACTTTGTGAAATACGATTAATTGTTCAGCCACCACTTAAAACTCGGTCTTACAGTGCAAAGACTTATCCACGATTTGATATTGATAACTATCCAAAACTACTAATTGATAGTGTCAAAGGTGATGGCTTGTTATTCAAAGACGACAATATTTTCATAAGTGAACAAATCAAGCTGGCAGAACCATGTGAAGAGGGTTGTGTCTGGCTTTCCTGTGTTTTTACTGAAGAAACTGATTGGTTGTCAAAAACTGTAGATTTTGATTGGTTAGCTGGGAGAAGCATTTAAATGGCGAAAAAGAGCGATTTGCAACGTCGAGTACTTATTGGAAGAAAACTTGCAATGGCGCGTGATATGTCTCAATTACGTCAAGAAGACGTAGCATTAGAGATATTCGGTACACCACATAAAAACCGAATGAGTGAAATCGAAAATGGTAAGTTAATGCCAGATGCAGAATTACTTTCGGTGCTATGTCAAAAATACGGTGTTTCAGCCGACTGGGTTCTTGGTTTTACTATTGAGCCAGAACTAGACAAAACAGCTTCTGTAGCTGGTATTCTGTTTAACAGTCTAGGTGAAATGATGAGTGAATACACTCAAGCCATGGCATTTCAATTAAGTATGGCTGCAGCACAGCATATTGCATCTTTCCCGAAAGCCTTAACTGTAGAGCTGCTTGAAGCTTCAAAGGGGCTAATTCAAGCTTGTTTATCGCAAGACCAGTCTATTCAAGAAAAGGTTTTACCTGAACTTCACACTCTTATGCGTATTGTTCGTGAGTGTGAACAGAATCGTGCAAAACAAATCCGTAATTTAGAGATGGCTATTGATGATGTTTTCCAGCGTGAAGAGAATGATTTACAGCAAAAAGCTTTAATTGATCTTATCCAAAATAAAAAACGTTTTAGCAAGGCTTCTTTACAGCAGCAAGCTTTAGATGAAGTGAAACAAATAGGTCTATTTGCTGAATAAGGGATAGACTTTAATGGCTCGCAAGATTGAATACTCGGAAGAAATTTGGAACCGGCTAAAAGAAGTCTATGAATCTTCACCTAAGATTACATGGCAAGCTTTAGTTGATCAGGTTGGCGAAGAACTCGGTTGTGAGATGCCTTCGCCATCTGTTGTGCGCCGTAAAGCACTTGCAGAGAAATGGAAAAAGAAAGCTAAATCTCTAGTCAAAAAGACAGCCCAAGAGCTCAATAAAGAGATTAAAAAATTGACCAAAAAAAACAATGGTCAAGAAAATACACAAACTACTGATAAATCGGAAAAAAGTGATAGTCAAAATTCTGTCAAAAAAACGTCAAATATTGCTGAATTTAATAGTCAAAACTCTAAAAATAATGGTCATAACAACGGCGGGCGTTCTACAGTCAATGAGAACTATCTAAAGTCAGCTTTGGTTGTCAAAAATAACCGTATAAGAGCTCATAAGCTGGGTGAGTTAATTACAGATACTATCGATAGTGTTATTCACATTAGAGATGAAGTCCTTAATCTAAATAATCCTACTGAAGATGAATTAGCGCTGGTTAAGTTTAAAATGGGCTTGATTAGTCAAGTGGTTGATTTGAACGTTAAACAAAGTATCAGCATTTCTAACATTGCTCGAACTGAGGCAATGTTCTGGGGCTTAGATGTCGATGATCTTAAAGACCAGTCGGAAGTTCAAGCACGGCGTAGTTCAGTTATTTCAGGTGCTGAAGAAAGAATGGCAATTGCAAAAGCTAATATGAAAAAGAAAAAAGAAGAGGCGTTTATGCGAAAGTTAGCGTTAATTGAAGCCGGTGAAGTAGAGCCTGAAGATGAAAAAAGTGAAAATTGAGCTGGAAAAATGCCAGACTTAATTTAATGTGCAGTTCTGCTTAAGTTATAATCACTTATTTCGAATTTTTATTAAAATTACCAGAGAATTAAGAAACTTATGACTATATTAGTAAGTATCTAAACTTTTTTGGAGGTCATAAAATGACATTCATTACAGCAGCTGAAGCATCAGAAATCGCTACCAAAGCAAAATCTTCTGAACAAGAAATCATTGATATTTTATCAAAGGCTGTTCAAGACAATGCTAAACAAGGTATTCGTCGAACAACTTGGAGTTTATCGCGTAGTAAAGTTGAATTACCAACATTAGAAAGGGTAAAGGCTAAATTCGTAGAAGGAGGATATTCCTTCCAGATCCTTTCAAATAGTCCTGAAACATATACTGTAGATATTAAGTTTTAAGTTATGGAACTTGACCATAGTATAAAATTTTATAATTGCAAAAATGCCCTATATCAGTATGGGGCATTTTTTTGTTATGACGGATTCAAATCACCATAATCCAGTTTTATCTTACGATGAGCTGGGCTTCATCATCGGGATGAAACGAGTTGAAAAAAAAGTTAGTACGATTGATTCAAACATTGAAAAGATCATTGGTATCCTTACTCAAAGCTTTGAAGAGCAAAAAGCACAATTTGCACAGCCTCAGCCTAAACTGACTGAATTTCAAAAGATGCTTAATGCTGTCAATAATAGACAAGCTTTAGATTTTGAAGATTTATTAAAAGACAAAGCTAATCCAATCACTCAATCTTTTGTTGTAGCAGACAAGCTGGTCAAAGACTTTGCTGATGTTTTGGACCAATCAATTAATGACCTTAAAACAGTAGATAAAAAACAAATCAACAAATCTAATGGGCGAAAGCCCGCTATAGAAATTAATAGTCATGAAGACTTATCAAAAATTATAAATCCTACTGTTCCTGAGCGTGATGAAAGGGGCCGTTTTGTATCTAATCCAAATGAACCCCAAAACCAATCATCGATTCGTAAAGTTGCCCAAACGATATCTACGGCGATTAAAGGAGTAATGCCGAACTCAACACAAGGTGTAGATCCTACAGTTGACGCAATCAATGAAGTTGGTCATTTACTTTCACCTGTACGCCGTGCAGCAGGATTAGCTTTGCGGCCATTAACTGGATTGATGCGTAGTAAAAAGAGAAATGAGCCATTACCTCGTGAACAAGAGAACCATAACCGCAAACAAATAAAGTTATTGCAGCGTATTGCCGATAATTTGGCGTCTAAGGGTGGTTTGTTAGGTTCTCTAGGGAAATTGCTTACTTCCGTGTTATCTGCTGGTGGTGGGCTTCTAGGTGGTGCTCTAGGCAAAGGAAAGAAAGGTGTAGGGAAATTAGGAAAGGGCTTAGGTAAATTTCTTAAGTTTGGCCGTGGTCTACCCGTAATAGGTGCATTGGCTGCTGGTGCATCATTATTAGATTGGAATGAACAAAGCACACAAGAAAAGGGCGGTACTGTAGGTAGTCTTGCTGGGGGCGTTATTGGTGGCACGGTAGGATCAATATTAGGCCCAGCTGGTACTTTGATTGGTGGTATGGCTGGTTCATGGATAGGTAATAAACTTGGTACCGCAGTTGCGCCGTATTTTAAAGAGTGGACAGATTCATTAATAGCTGCAGATGTACCAGGTATTATTAATACTGCTTGGAAAGGATTTGTAAGTTATGCTTCTAATGCTTTTGATCAGGCAAAAAACACTGCTTCAAAAGTTGTAGACGGAGTTAAAGATACTGCTGGTGATACCTTAGATTTCATTAAAGATAAATTTAACCGATTTAATCCATTTCATGATGGTGTTCCAACATGGGGCATTGGGCAAGGAGTTTATAAGCCGGGTTTTGGTGCAAATAAAAATGTACCTGCTTATGGGGCTACTAATGAGCGTAACATTTCCAGAAATCAAGCGGATATGATTAGTCAAATGTATGATGGAGCTATTAATGCAGGGTTTAGTCATAAACAGGCTATTGCACTACTCGGTGAAATAGGCCGAGAAGGTGACTTTAGTGAGAAGAACATTTTTGGTAGTCATAATGATCCAGCCCGTGGTAATAACTTGGGGATGTTTTCTTGGCAAGGAGCACGGAGGAAAGCATTAGAAAAATATTTATCAGAACGTGGTTTAATGAATAATGATGGAACGATCAAGCGTTCTAAGGAGGCTGTGCAAGCTCAATTTGAATTTGCTCGTAGTGAAATGACTAACAATAAGCGCTGGAAAAAAGGATTCTTAGATAAAAAGGAAATTAGTATTGATGAAGCAAGGCCTGAATTAGGTGGTAGAGGCTCTTATGTTGGGTGGGCTCGTGGGCAATCTACTATTCGTGGTGAAGATGGCTCAAGAAAACCTTTTGATTGGCAAGCTCAAGAAAATAAAGCAAATCAATATTCTAAAATAGCTGAGAGAATTTCCCAGTCAAAGAAAAAGGAAGTACTAGATACAAAACAACAGACCTCAGGACTCAAACCTAAAGAGGCAAAAACTACTGATAATATTTATAACCAAGCTAGTAAAAAGTTAAATAGTGTCTTGAGCACACAAAAAGCTATTGCTCCTCAAGCCGCTAAAAGTGCAAAACCTCAATTGAATAATCAAAGTAAGTTATTAACGAATGTTATGCCATTTAAGCAACCTTTAAATACTCCTAATCCGCAGGAAGTTGTTGTTGTAAATCAGAATAGTGGTAATATCGGGCAGAATGTTAATGACCGTTTCCTTGCTCATGCATTTACTGGTGGTATCGGAATGGGGAAATTTGAGGTTTAAGAATTATGAAAAAAGTATTGATATGCCTAAGTACTATTACTGTTACTTCAAATACAGTGGCTGCAAACTGGGGGTTTTTCTTAGAAAGTAATGGGGTCAAACAATACCTAGATCGAGATAGCTTAAATATTGATTCTAAAAAGAATACAGTTAGCTATTGGGAAAAGCGGGAAGGAAAACTAGGAACTGAAAAAGGAAAGAAAGTTAGTAAGTATTTAGCCTTAAATAAATTTTATTGCAATGACAATGCTTATCAAATTATTGAGTTTCACACTTATGATGCTTCAGGATTAGCTATAACAAACGTCATCCAACCTTCTTCAAAAATTAGAATTGTACCTGATTCAATTTCTGAAGATATGTACCTTGCAGCATGTGAAGATACTAAAAAATAAAAAGTCTGGATTGTGTTATGCATAATCCAGCTTATATTTCTTTGTAAAATACATATCAGATGGTGGAATTTATTGTGGGATCATATCCAAACTTAGAAGTAATTTTAGCTTTTATAGTAGAGAATATAAGAAAATCAAATAATAGTTCTATCTCATTGACGAAATTAAAGAAAGATTTTAGTAAAAAGTACGGAATCCAGAATAAAAAATTTAAATCGATGGTTGACCAGTATTTAGTAGGTGAGACAAAGCAAGAGTCATTTGAGGGATATAGTGATGCCTTATCTCAAATATTTAATATTGCAATCAATATTTTATTAGGAACAGCCGTAATAACTGGGCAAAGCTCATTTAGTATCACAGATGATACATCTATTCCTATTGGAGTTGAAAAGATAAATTATGAAATTTTAAAAAGTACTGGAAGGTACAATTTATGTTTAATTTCATTGATGAGTGAAATTATTCATGAGTCATTTTATCATTCAACAGACACATTTAATTCATTTAGCCATGAAAACACTTTAGATGATATTAAATACTACTTTGACTCCATTAATTCAACTTGTTATGAAGATTATAAGGATAATTTACTAATACGTATTCGAGACGATTTAATTAGTTTGTTTATTATCGCTTATAGTAATGACTTGATAGAAAAAGTAGATATTAAGCAAAAATTAGTAGGAAAAATTAGGGAGCTTTCCCCACAAGGATTTGAAAAATTTTGTTTAGTCTTTCTTTCAAAAATTCTATCTTATAATGGTGGTAATGTATCTATTGACCATTTAGGTAAGATTGGTGATGGTGGGTTTGATGGGGTAATAACCAATCACAATATATTGGATGGTGATGCAACATACTATATTCAATGTAAGAGATATAAAAAAAACAATATTCAAAGGTCAGAAATTCAATCATTTATTGGTGCGATGAGTGATAAAACTATCTCTGCAAATAGAGGTGTTTTCCTGACTACTTCGAAATTTGCAAAAGGTGCAAGAGAATACTCAATGAACTCTATAAAGCAGGTAAAACTTTTTGATATTGATGAAATAGTTTTATTGATGATAGAAAATCAAATTGGGCTCTCAGCTTTAACTAATATCCAACTTCAAATTGATGAAGATTTTTTTGAACAGTTTTGGATATAACAAAGGGATTGAACCATTCAATCCCTTTTATTCAAGAACGATATAAATCTTCGTACTGTTTTTCAGTAAGGTTACATAGCAAATTAAAGTAATTCCTTCTAGATTCTGAAGTAAGTTTTTCACGAGGTAAATGTATAAGTTGATCAACTGCACCTACAGGGCCCCAACTTGAAGTAAATGGTACAGGAATATTAATAAAATAAGCTTTATCAGAAGTTACAGCAGCATCTAATACTTCTTTTACTTCTCTATATCTTGGGTATCTTTGAGCTGTTAAAAACAAACCGTCAAAAATTACATAAGCATTAAATTCTTCTAGTTCCACTAAAACTATTGCACCCATCAATGGAAGGTTTGTTTCAGGTCCATCATCACGACTAAAGCCTGGTGTAGGTTTATTATGTGTAGCAAAAAGAAGTACCTGAATACATTCAGGCATTTTTATATATTCTATAAGATTTATACAGTTCTCAGTTGTATTGCCATGAGTGCCTCTAACGGCTAAATAGTTATCTTGCTCATGAAAAGCCACATTTTGTGTATTTGTATGGGGTAAAAATCTACGTAATGATAATTCTAGTATTTTCCTTTGATTTGATAATTTGGATAAGTCAGAAATATAACCTTCAGAAATAAAACCTTTTTCCATTAGATCAAGCATAGCGGCATTTAAAGAAAGATTATTCTTTTCGGCATAATCAACGATTGCATCATATTGATATTGTGGAATGCGAATCTGGGTACGTTTCCATTCATCTTGATTTTGTATTCGCTTTTTTTCAAACATGGACATGACCAAAACTAAACATTGACACTAGATTAGTGATACATTAGATTATTGTCAATGTTACTAAATTAGTGACATAAAAAAGCCCCGAACAATCTTGGCGGATCTAAGTCGGGGCTTCTATCAACAACCGTTTGAAAAGGATATTGATATGTCTAATTTAACATATATACCGCAAGTTGTGTCGTTTCATGGCACTGAACTCTTCATTGTTGAACATGAAGGACAACCCTATGTTCCGATGCGTTCAGTTGTTCAGGGAATGGGGCTTGATTGGGCAGCACAATTTACCAAATTAAAACAAAGGTTTGCAACCTGCGTTGTGGAAATCGCAATGCAGATATTGGGAGATGATCAGTCCCGTGCTCATACATGTTTATTGTTGAGAAAATTACCTGCTTGGCTTTATTCAATAATGCCGGGTAAAGTAAGACCAGAGCTCCGTGATACAGTAATTTTGTACCAGCAAGAGTGCGACGATGTGCTGTGGGAATACTGGACTAAAGGGCAAGCAATAAACCAACGCTTAACCATTTCTCCAGAACAACAAAATGCACTGCACGAGATAGTTGATCGCCGTGCAGGGAGGGATCGAAGCTTAAGAGCTTCAATGTGGATTCGTCATAATCGCCACTTTGGAATTGCTAAATATAGCCAATTGCTTTCAATCCATTTTGATGAGGCGAAGCAGTATCTTGAGCTCTTGCCGTTACAAGAGCTAGTTCCAGCTGAAACAGATACACTTAAACGTTTAGAAAAGTTTGTAGATAATCTCGCTGCTCGTTATCCAGCATTAGAAAACCCTCTTGCTTATGACATTGCACAGCAATTAGGTGAGGAGCTAAAGTATCAATCTCCAAAAGGACCTAAAAACTTTTGGATATCGATTCAAGAAAGCGGAGCAGTTTCTGTACAGCAATATTCACTACACCACACACCAGTTAATGTTGTGCAATTGCGTGAACGCTTTAATCAATTGTGGGATTTTCTTCATAAAGATGAGGTGCTTGAACTTGGGAAGGTTTTAAAACGCTTTCCTTTCGAACCTGTGAATCGATAAGGGCTTATCAAAATATAAAGATGTCTAAATAGGACTCCCCTAATAAAAAGCCAGCTATTAGCTGGCTTTTTAAGTTTACTTACAAATATAAAATTCTTAATTTTATTGATATTTCCAATGTAATTGATCATATAGTTCTTGAAAAATATTATTCATAAATGCATAATTCGCGCGCGTTTTAAGGATTATGTTAATGACAACAACAGCTTATGATACTCATTTCATGGCTTCCGACATAGCCTTTACAGTAAATCGTACAGAAGTTACTCTAAATATTCCTTTTAGGAAAGTGAAACGTTTGGGCGATATTGTATTTGGTATGGCTGGATGTTTATTTTGTATGAGAGATTTTAGCGAGGCCCTTATTGATTTTATCTTACAAAATAAAACACAATTTGAGCTTCCGAGATCTATACTTGAAAAAACAAATAGTGATTTTATTGCACTAATCTATTTAAGTGGTTCTTGCCTTAAAGTTTCTAAAATGGTAAATGACACTGAGTTTACAATAGAAAACATTACTAATGTTCCTACTGTAATTGGATCGGGGAGTTTTCATACTCAGCATATTATTCATGATTGTCCTAATGCGATAGCTGTTGTCCTAGAAGCTATTAAATACGATCAATATACTGCAGGGGAAGTAAAATATTGCAGTATTAAACGAGAAGAAGTTCATAATTTGGAAGCGCCTATCATGTCTACAACTCTTAATAATCAAATACAAATGTTGCAAACAGAGATTGCTGAAACAAATCATCTTGTTGGAAATGGCAACACATATCACGCTAACACTGAAACATATCACCATGGTGAACCTGTCAAAATTTCTACTGAATTAGGTTTACAAATGTTTCAACATAGTTTAACGAACGTCCGAAATAAATTAACTTCTAATTAATTTAAAATAAAAGCCTGCAAATGCAGGTTTTTATTTATAAACAAAATGAAATTTAATGGAACTTATGTAATTTCTAGAAAAAATTTACTTACAAGATAACCTCATTAATATGAGGTTATTTTTCATGGGCAGTCTTAATCTAGCAGCTATAACAGCTACTACTCCATACATTAAAAAGATCCAATCGGCATTAGAAAAAGCAACAGGCCAAACGATTGTTACACCAGAATTTCGCAAAATTAAGCGTGTTGCTGGTGTTAGCGTTTTACCAGTTGCATTTTTCTTTTCAGGTGGCGCTACGCTAACACTTTATGTTCGTGCTTTAGCAGATGTGGTCAAGGCCGAACTGAACGACAAAGTAATTGTGCTATCAGGAGATTTTAGTGATGACTATAAGCCAACATTTGAAAACGCCGTGAGTTGTGTAGCTAAACTTATCCGTGAAGCACAATCAAAGATTCAAGAACAAAATAAACGGGATAAAGTCAGTTTGCCGCCGCGCCGTACTTCTGTAGATCAGAAAATTAAAGAAGTACAAGAACAAGAACAAAAGCTAGATGAAGATTTAGCAAAACAAACCGCTCAGCGTGACCAACTGAAGGAACAAATTGAACATGCTAAGCAACAACTTGGTATAAGTTCGGAGGCTGGTCAATCCGAACTGGGAAAGCCTGAATTTGATAGTGCGAGTCCAATCAAATCAGTTACAGCAAATATCACACGTGGTAAAGCTGCAATGAACAAAGCCATTATGGAAAAAACCACAGTGCATAGAGCTATGTATCGTAATAATCTAGGCTGGGTGGATTTTGAGTATGGCAGTGATAAACAGGGCATTAAGCATATTATCAAGCGCCGTATGGAAAGTGATGGCATGACATATGATGAAGTTGTGCATATGCTTGTGGATACTATTGTGCAAACAATCGCTCAAGGTAGTACACAACGGCGTACAGAACGTGGATTATCTACAAGAATAAATATTGTATTTAATTCGCATGAAGCGTCATTGATTAAGCGAGAAGGTAGTAATGCATGGCTGCTTACAGCTTTTGAAGTGCATTAAAAAAAGCCCGGTAGTTAGAGATGGGTTGCGACATCTTCTAACCTACACTTATGACCCTATACGTTCTCGTGTCATAAGTGGAGCGGGCTTTGTATATATAATAATCCATGCATTTCTTATTTTCAAATATGGAACCATTCACGCTTACATATATACAAAAGCAATACCCTTAATACAGTTCTTATTAAGGGTGTTTTTTATGCAAATTCAAATCGGTATTGATATTGTCTTAATTCTTGCATTTTTAGCTTATCTTTCCGTTGTTACAGGATGGAATAGCAAGAATAAAGCTGCGTATATTAAACAATTCCGTCATGTACCTATAAGCCTCTTATTTAAAGAAATCAGATATATGTATTTCATAAGTATGGCATGTGTATTGATCACTATTATTCTTGTTGATTGGCGAATCTATAACGTTGCTTCATATTTTGATGCATTAAGCGTTTCATTATGGATATTCATAATCTATTTCACCATTTTTTCAACTTATCAGATTGGCACTGCAATACTAGTAAAGCTTTTGATGATTTTCAGTAATAGAGCAACTTCCTAATGATCACATCTAAAACAATTTTAGACATGGTTGAGTACTGGCTTAATCATCCGGTTAATGGGAAGTATGGTTCTGACTTTGGTGCACCTCTTTATGATTTGCTAATGGCACCTTTAGACTCGAGGGTGGCAGATAGTTTTCTTATTAAGATGAAAAAGGATCTACCAATATTATCTGAGCTTAACTCTGACCAATTAGCCCTGTATTCACAAACCGAAGGATTTGAGACGGTTCATATTCATTTAAGCATCATGAATGTGAATATAGATCTTAACCAAGTAGCAGACCGATTGGGTAAATCAGTAACAGGTGAGACATATGACATTAACGCAAGCTGATTTTGAAGCCCAGCTCCAAGCAGCGATAGATGATTATGAGATTCAGGAACGCTATAAAGCTCAAGATCCACTTGTCGTTCACCAGCTGCGTTCTATGGCTAGTTTTTTGACTGCATTTGGTCCAGAAATCGATATTGCTTCAATTGAACCATTTACCAAAACACGTGACCGCTCAATTATTGCGGATGCTACAAATAAAGGCATTTTGCCTATAGGTACACCGTGTCAGCACTTAATAGAAATTATCAACCGGTCAACAAATGCTGTGAGCTTAAGTCAAGGGCGAATGATTGAGGACCATAGCGGCGGTAGAGTATGGCGGTTGCTTCAATCAATTACTGTTAAAGCTGGTGAGACGGCGGAAGTAATAGCAGAACAAAGTGAATACCGTGAAATTAAATATGTTGTACCAGTTACTGAAGGGTTCCATAAATATCGAATAGACCTTTTAGAGGACCTTTCACTTGCAAATATTTCGGTTAAGCAGGGCAATAATAACTATGTAATTAAGCCGCGCTGGATGAATGTTGAACCAGGTGAATATGCTGTAACTGTTACTACAGATAATCTAAGAAGATTGTTTATTGAGTTTGGCGATTCTGAGAGAGCTGGTCGTACTCTGCAAGCCAATGAAACAGTAATAATTGGAATTCTTGAGACATACGGGGAAGTTGATGTTAATCGTTTAAAAGATGCGGCCTTACTTGATGTACTTACTAATGATGAACAGCGGGTATCAGTGCGTTTTAAAGCTGGTGGACTGATTAGAGAGGGCGTAGATCCGTTAGCTGTATCAGAATTACGTTTATTATCAAGCTATCCATCACTTTACGATGAAGATGCGGTATTTCTCGGCAACTTTGACTATGCAGTCCGTAAAAAATTTATGAAACGGGCACAGTTTATTTCTGTCTGGAATGAAACGTTGCAAGAGCAACACTTTGCCATTACATACCGCGACATAAATCATTTAAATCTTGTGGTGGTTGCCAAGAACCCAGCTGAACAAGCAACGTTAGAACAAGATATCTGTCGGTATATTGGTTATTGCGATAACTTGTATGAAGGTAAAGTGAATGTACATGAAGTTGTAGAAAAGCCAATTGAAGTAAAAATTAAAGGCTCTTTGGCTTCTGTACATAACACAGATATGGTTAAGACACAGATCAAAGAATTACTTGTAGAACGTTACGGGCGTGAATCATTGAGCTCAAGTCGTTGGCTGGTTAATGGCTTTAATACGCAAGAAATGGGGAAGCTGATTAATGACAATATTGTGGCTTTCCAAGACCGGATGAGTGACTTTACCATTATGCTTTCAAATGAGTTGAATAAGCCTAATGAGTGGGTGTATGTGACAAAAGACAGCATTACTGTTGAGTTGGAACGCACCGCTGATATTTCGGGGGCTACATGGACCCTATAAGCTTTACTCGGCCTATCGATGAACAATATGTGAGTACGGGCTTGCAAACCGCACTTGCTAAAGCATTTAAACAAGTATTTGCACAAAACTTTGAACAGTCCATACAAGATTTATTGGATTACGGTTGTCCTCATATCGGTAGTAAAACAGTTGTAGAACGGTTCTCTAAACAAAACGGACTTGTTGTATTACGCCGAAATAACACCTCTGACACGTTAATGCGAATTATCTATGCCAATTGGAGCAGCATGGGTAATAAAAGAGGATTAGCGTTTTTAGAGTTTGTTTTACGAATGTTGTGGGGGAAAGATCATTTTCAGATTATCCGGCTATGGCATAGCTTGGAAAAGCTAAAAGAATATCCAGCCTATTTGTCTGATTTTGAAAAGCCAAATTACTTCTTAACAAGTCGGATTAGAATTGTTTTAGATAAAACTGTTGATGCAAATGAAGTGGTAGAGCTGTCACCGATATTACGCCGTTTAGTACCAGCCAATATTGTCGTTAAAGTTCACTCAATGGCATTTGATAGAGATTTAGGCACCACAAGCTTTGCAGCGGCAATAACAGCTAAGCCTTATGCAGTCTATAACTTCCTTTAATTCAATTGGAACTGTTGAGTTAGCGCTCAAATACAAAATGATTTCATAGTCCTGTTCATTAGTTCAGGACTTTTTTATATGCAACAAGCTCAAGACAATGTTTTAGTAGGAATCGCAGAACCTATCAATGGTCAGGGAGAAAACTTATTAATTGATCATTTCTTAGGATATGCTAGCCATGAATTAGAACCACAAGAAATTGATAAAGTTATTAAAGGGGAAGTGGTTGAAGGCATTACGGAATATGCTCAGGGCCATTACTATAAGATTTCAGCAAATCCTGAAAACCAAAATGCAAAAGATTTTGAAATCAGTATTCATTTTCAAGATGGCCCAATTCCAGAACATGGGGTGAATGGGGTTACTAGTGAAGCATTGTTAAAAGTACTTATTCACCGTACTAAAACCTTGGATGAAAAATTTCCGAGTGAGTTCAACAAACAAGCCATTATTTATATGGAAAGTGCGCTAGAAGAATTTAATAAACGTACAGCTGAGCGCCGTGCTCGTGGTGTTGAAGGCACTCTTGTTAAGTAATTGGGTGAAGTATGCGATTAAAAATCTTTTGTAGAAAACGTGCTTGTTCTCAATTAATTGACTTATCTCAAATGGATTGTTTGCAAGTCTCCGAAAGTGAACATCGAGGAGGCATGATCCATGAGCGCTTTTATGATGTTTTTATTTCTCTTAAAAGTGGGTACATCTTTGATGCAACCATTGAAGATAAACAGCATGACAAGCTATTGGAATTAATTGAGTTTGATCAAAAGATTTGATTTGGAACTGATTAAATTTCAACTATAGAACAACTGAAACAATAGCCTCAATCACAGCATTGGGGCTTTTTTATGGCTAGCAAAAATAGAAAGACAAAAGTTCTATCTTACAACTTACATGACCGATGCCGTAAATTTACCGGTGTTGATCGAAGTAATGTCGATGTAGATGCAATGGTCAACTTGATCAACAGTGACCATGTACAAGAAATGGTTGCTACTAATTCATTACAAGGTTTTTACGGTCATCAAATTCGACAGCGCTATGGTATGGTGCCGCCTGAAACGGTGATCATTAAAGGTAAAGTTGTATATCTTTCACGGGCGTTTAAAACAATTGAATTACGTGCTTCAAAGGATGGAACAGTTGAACACCGAGAAGAGTTTTATGATAACGAGCCTGGTGAGATCGCATTACAAGATTATAAAGCCCAAGCGGGTGGTTTTAGCACATCAGTCAATTACAAGAATGTCGGTGGCCGTTTAATTCCAACGGGTTTTTTTGGTTTTGATTTCGTTGCACAACCAAATTATGCAAGTAATGTAGGGGATGGTCAGTTATTTGATGGATTATTTGTTCCTGAAGAGCCAGAAGGTGTTGTTTCTTGCTTTGATAGCGCAACAGATATTTCACAGTTATCACAGCCCGAAATTATTATTGCCCAATTACTTGAAGATCAAATTTTACAGACATACGACAATATCAATAGTCAGCTGCATCTATTAACCGAGTTAGGAAATGCTCAAGGATTAGTGGGTGAATTATCAGAAAAATTTGATAAACAGAAACGCCTGCAACAACTTAGAGAAGAACGCAAAAAAGAACTCTATACGGGTATGGTAAATCCTGTGAAGAGTTTTGATTCAGTACAACAACAAGCTGAACAAATCATTCAAAGTTTGGACAATCCAAACGTAAAAGAGAAACCTAAAAAGCCGAAAAAGTCTTTTGGCAATATCTTTAGTGTATGGGGGTAATAATGAATTACCCCAACGATTCGCTTAAAAGCATCCAAAACGCTTGGTATAAGCAGCTTGTCAATTTTCGTGCTTGGTATATGCCTGAGACACAATTAACGGCTGACTGGAAGTTGAGAGCCATTGGTAACGCTATAAAAGCATGTCCGTCACGGATGATGGACGACTCAGAAGCAATGCTTTCTGAATATAGAAAAAGCCAGAAGCATGAGGAAGAGTCCAAAGTGCTTTTACCTGTAATGCTTACTGCAACAGCGTTAACTGACCAACCCCCAGATGTAAATCAATTACTACCAGTGCCTGATTTTATTGAAACGGTCATTGATGAGAAACGGGTGAAGGTTCGTCTTGTGCCAACAACTGTACGTGCTCAAATCGCTTTCTTTGCCACCAATCCTAATGATCTGCGTTCAGTCATTGGGCAGTTTTGCGCATACATGTCTAGCAGCGATAACCGCCGTTTTAATGTGCCATTTCAGCAATGGAATGATCATGTTGTTAATTCAACATTCACTGTTTTTGAAAATGAACTTTTTCCATCACCAGTCCCAAGCGAAGCAATCAATCTTTCTATCTCAACTGTAGATATTCAGCTTGTGGGTTATACACCTAACGTCATCGGTTTCGGTGGTCCATTCGACAACAACACAGGTAATGGCTATGAACCTGACGGCTCAGCAACGGAACAGCCCGCAATCAACGACAAAGTTGTAGTGCAAGCTGATCAGTACACATCACTCGATCACCAGCGTGTGAAGGGTGATAGAGAAACAGGTGAAATTACAGTTGAGCGTATAGATGACTGACTTAATCGATAAGGCACAAGAAAGTGCTGATTATTTATTGCAGCAAGAAATTGCAAACCGATGCCGTTTTGAAGGCGAATCTGAAAAAGAATGTGTTGAATGTGGTGAAGAAATACCAGAGCGCCGCCGTGCTTTAGGTGGCGTGAAATTCTGCATTGAATGCCAAACCAAGTTAGAACGCAAACGGCGCTAAGGATACATGTAATGTCTGGAATTATTCGTATAGACAGCCGTGTTGCTGGGTTTTCGGATCAACCAATTCGTCTTATTGGAGCGGCATTTGCTGATACAGGTGAGCTTGTTATTCAAAAAACAGCTGTTTATTCAAATTTGCCCGTACCAAGCGATTTAAGAGATCAAACAGTTGTAGTAACTGACTCACCGGACCAAGTACAGAATTGGCAATTAAGTTTCAATGCAAAAGAGCATTTAGAAGAAGTGATTTCAATTTACCAAGCTCGTTTCAGAGCAAAGTTAATTGAAATTGAGCCAAAGCTAAACCAGTACAACCCTAAAAACGTTCTTGAAATCCGTAAGGTCGATAAAAACGGCCTTCAGCAGGAATTTGATAGCAGCAGCTTAAACAATGGACACATTGCAATTCTATTAGCTGTTTGGGCTAGTACGAAAATTGCCAAAGGCTTTTCAATTACTGAAGGGAATCAGTTTGAAGAAGATGCTGTAGATCCAACAATGCTTCCTTTTTCAATCTATTAAGTAATGGTGTTTTTACGGTATGGCTTTGGCACCATTAAAAGAAATTCCCGAATGGTGGGAACTTTGTGAGCGTTATCGATACGACATCTATGCTTTCGCCGTAGAAGCATTAGGTGTCGAACCCACATGGCAACAAGAATTACTTTTTGAATCTATTGCATTTGATGGTAGCCGTACTTCCGTAGCATCGGGGCATGGTTGCTTTGGAAAAGGGACATTAATCAAATTAGCCAATGGGGAATTTATCCCAGTTGAGCGCATTAACCTAAATCATAAAATTCTTGCTGCAGATGGTAAGACAGAACTAGATGTAATTAAAACAGTAACCGGTTATCAGGAAATGTACCGGTTTGAATATGAGAATGGTAAAGCTCATACCTTCAATAAATCCCACATCCTTTGCTTAATTTCCTTATACGATGGTAACGGCTGGTCCAAGGGCGACAAGATTGAATTACTTGTTTCTCAATACCTGAAATTAAAGCCAGAAAATAGAGAACAGTTTGCATCGTATAGGCTTATAGATGGTGAACATAAGCCTTTAAAAATTACATCGGTTACTGAGCTAGGTGAAGGTAAATATTACGGTTTTGTACTCGATCCAGATCCATTTTTCTTAGGTGATGATGACTTAGTACTTCATAACACTGGTAAAACGGCCAGTGCCGGTATTGTTGCCTTATGGCATCTCTTGTTTTTTGATGAATCCATCATGATGTTTACTGCTCCGCAGATTGGGCAGTTAAAAAAACAAGTCTGGAAAGAAATCAGTATCAATCTAGCACGATTGAAGCAAGGGCCTTTGGCTTGGCTTGCTGATTATGTTGGGTACCAGTCTGAACTCGTTTACATCAAAGGCTACAAAGAAAAATGGTATGTTTTTGCGAAGACAGCACCAAAACATCAACCTACAAACTTAGCTGGTAACCACGGCGATAACTACATGGTCTGGGTCGATGAGGCCAGTGGTGTAGATGATGCTGTCCTTGATGTAGCTTTTGGTGCCTTAACGCATGAAGATAACCGTGCAGTAATGACCTCACAGCCTACTCGTAACGCGGGTATGTTCTATGAGACTCATCACAAGTTAAGTCATCGAGCTGGTGGTGTTTGGATTGCACTCACATTTAACGGGGAAGAGTCACCACTAGTTAGTGAACAATCCTTACAGGAACAACGGCAAAAATACGGCAGCAGGGAAGATGCTCAGTATAAGATTCGTGTTTTAGGTGAATTCCCTGACTTATCAGATGAGTTCTTAATCACCAAGCGTCAAACCGAAGAAATGTATGTTGGCGCGAGTATTTTTGATGACCATCAATTCGGTTATGTCATTACTGTTGATGTTGGTGGTGGTGTTGGCCGTGACGATTCAGTAATTGTTGTTTCTAAAGTTTGGGGTGAATCGCAATGGGGAGAGCGCGCACGCCGTGTAGAAGTTGTAGATATTCCATTATGCAAAAACAGAGATGATATTTTAGAACTATTTGCAAAGATTAATGAGCTACTTTTACAGTACCCAAATGCTAACTTGGTTGTAGATGATAACGGGGCGGGTAAAGGTTTAGGCCAATACCTTAAAAAGCAAGGTATTTTCTACGTTCCTGTTTATTGGGGCTCACAATGTTTTAGTAATGACAATAGAAAAGAGTTTACAAATAAACGGTCATTAGCTTATGTGGGCTTAGCTCGAGCAATCGCAAATGGCCGTTTTAAAATAAAAACGAAGAAACACAATGTGAAAATTAAAGATCAGTTAATCCACGTTCCATACCGTTTTGATGACTTTGCTCGTTATAAAATCTTAAGCAAAGACGAAATGAAACGGATGGGAATTAAATCACCGGATATCGGTGATGCTTTTGCTTTCTTATTCTTGGAAAACGTTCACTACACTGAAGCTTACGAAACCGTAAATGTCACTGACGATACACCGGAAGGCCGTGAACAAGCTGAACGTAAGTCAAGATTCAGTGCTTTAAGAGAAGCAGCTGAAAAAGAAAATGATTAGTTATATGGAACTGCCCACTTAAATAACTATTCTTCATAACTACCATAGATCAATAAATCATATGGGTGGGTTATGGCTATTAACTTCTTTTTAACTGACGCAGGTCGGAATGCATTAAATAAAGTGGGTGATGTTGCTAGCTTTGGTGGGGAACTTACCCATCTTGCTGTTGGTACCGGCAAATTTGATGCATCAGTAGAAGCGAAAAACCTAACTTCTCTTAAAAATGAATTAGCTAGATTTTCTCTTAACGGCGGTGGTGTAGATACAGAAACGGGTACTTTGCGTTTTGTAATGAGTATTGAGCCCACTTTAACAATGGAAGTGTTTGAGATGGGTATTTACCTATCAGATGGCACTTTACTTGCGGTGGCCTCGACTACAGCTGCTCAATCAATCATGTCTTTACATGCAAACGTAGTAGCCATTGTTACATTTGGATTTGTTTTAACTGACGTTAATTTAAAAAACGTAACTATCAAGATTGATCCAAACACACCAATTGCTGTGATGTTGATGAATCAGCATAGTGCAGATGAAGACCCACACCCACAATACGGCGCGTTAATTCGTAAGCTCATGACTGAACATAATCAGCATGAGGATCCGCACCCCCAATATGCATTTGAAAAAGATGTAAAAGCCAAAGACGATGATTTACAACAACAGATTGATGATCTAGATCTTAGTTCCAAAAATTTGTTACAGCAGTTAATCGATTTCAAGAAAAACTTAGATGCTCAATATCCAAAATTAATTGGAGCAGGTGTAAATATTGGTAGCTCAGCCACAGTTGAACTAGGTGGCAAAGTTACTGATTTACGTGATTCAAAGTATGCAATCTATTTAACACCAGAAAGCCCACATGAAGCATGGAAGCTTACCCGTGCTGAAAAGGGTTTTTCATATGAAGTTTGGGACCGCTCAGGTCAAAACCGGATAGGGTATTCAGGTACTGTGAATTGGTCCGTTGTTCAGGTAGCTGCAGAAACACTAAACGATGGAAACGGCGATTACACAGTCCCAGGTGTTTATATCATTCCAATTCAACCGAAAGAACAAAAAGAATTCATTTTGGTTGGTGCTGGTGGTGCTGGTGGTGGCAGTGTCTGGGAGTTAGGAGCATTGGCACATGGGACCAGTGGAACAGATACACGCTTACGTTTAAATGAACTTGATTTGGCGGTTGTTGGCGGCGGTAAAGGCGGTACCAGTGGTCAGTGGTCGAATGGTAGTGCTTTCTCAAATGGTGCTGGTGGTTTAGCAGGTGTAATCACTGTGACATCAAACATAACCGAAATTTCACGCAAGCTTGGTAACGCTGGTACAGCTGCAAACCAAACAAACCACAAAGGCGGCGCATCAGTAAGTCCAGTATCAAACTGGGGTGCTGGTGGTGATGGTGCTAATGGTGTAGGTGATGATGGCTGGGCACTTGGTGGTGGTGGTGCAAGTGGTGGTTTACTCATTTGCCGATATGTGAATTCAACCGAAAAAACTCAGTATATGACTTTAGTTGTTGGTGAACCTGGTGTTGCAACCGAAAGTAATGGTAACACTGGTAAAGCAGGTACTGGTGGCTTTGCTCGTGTAAGTACTGTTAAAGCTTAAATAGGTAAAACATTATGAGAAATGATTATCGAAATGCTATTAGAGACTTAATTCACCGGAATCTTCAACAAAATAATATTCAGAATCTGATTGTTTGGGAAATCAAAGACGATGAATCTCAAGATCCATCACTGTTGAGTTTGAAATTATATGGTTCAAGAAACCATATTGATGCAGTACTTGTGGCGTGTGGTGTGAACGGCGTTTGGGAAAAACTACCACTACAAAAGGTAGCATTTCCAAGGCTCGTTGATCTTTTAAGACTTCAAAAAGAATACTTGCAGGATAATTAATATGTCAGCATTCAAGCCAGATGATTTACGCCGTGCCCAGCTGCAATTAAACCAATCTTTGCAAAATGGTGGAGTTCGTAGAGATCAACAGAGCCGCCAGCGTGCAGATAGAGAACAGCGGGCATTTGCCGAAAAAGAAATTGAATATGATGATTGGGGAAGAAAGATCCCTAAGCCTATGTTCTTGCGACCACAAGATATTGCCCAAGGGGAAAAATATGATGTCGAAAGGGTACTTTTTACAACATTAGGTCAGCGAAATGGAGAAGTACCACGGCGTATTACCCGTGATGATATCTTGGCATTTCAGGAAAACATTCAACTATTAAAAGATCAGTATAGTAAGGGTATTACCCCTCAAAACATCATTAATTTAAGCCGACAAGACGATATTGACCGGGCAAATGAGCAAATCTATTTGGCGGTTCCAGTAAGCAGAAAAGCTGGTTTAGTTCACTTGCTTACTAATGCCGGACCAAATAGTAAAGTTTTAAATCATCACGTTGAGATTGAGTTTTCTAACTTTAAATCTGTTGTTTTTGATATCGATAAACAGGCATTAAACACCGTCAAAAACCGCTTGGCTAAAGGCAAAATCAAATTTCAGTGTGATTGCGAACGTCATACGTTCTGGTACCGCTATATGGCAACTATTGGCGGTTACAATTTAGGACGTGATGAGGGCGGCTTTCCAAAGATACGTAACCCGCATTTATCCGGTGTGGCATGTAAGCATGTATTGCGCGTTGTTAAGTGGATTAGTTCACCATCTGGGATTGCCTACCTTAAAAAGGAAGTAGAGAAAGACCGTAAAAAACAAGTAGGTGCACGGTATAAACAAACAGATAAGCAAATACAGAATTCAATTAACGAGCAAGTAAAGGATTTGATGAATGGTTCTGTTAAGCCAATCAAAGCCAATATCCAAAAAGCAGAAAAAGAAATGATGCGTAGAGCTGATAAAGTTGCCAAAAAGCTCTTAGAACGCGAATTAAAAACCCTCAAACGTTTTGAAGTGGAAACTGTTAGAGCGAGTCAAATTGAAAGAATTCAAGCCTTACATAAATCAGGCGCAATCGACAATGACATGTTAAATGTCTTTATGAAGGGTTTAAGTCGAAATGCTAAATAGATCAGTAAATCAAGTTGCAAATGGACGCCGTTTAGCAGCTAGACGTGTTGTGATGAATGCTCTAGCAAGTATTCCAGCGCAAATTTGGCGAAAAGAAGTAATTTTCAATAATCCGGCTGAAGATTCAAAACCTTTAGATCCTCTTTCTTTTGAAGCGAACACTTTATCGATTCAAGACGAACCCAACTACAAGTATGAATATAAGGGCGCTGCTTATGTTCATTTCGATAAATTTAATGGTGGTTATATTCAAAAGAACTTCTCAATGAATAACCCATCTGACTTGGTGCTAACCGCTCAAGTAGAGACATTCAATGAAGAATTGGATGATGTTTTGGAAAGGATAATCAACATCCCTGACTTGATTCTTAAAGAAGGTGATCTTTTAGGTTTAATGATTTATGAAAACCTAATGTTGTGGTTTGAGATTGTAAATATTACTGGTTTTAGCCTCATGGCAGATTTTGGCAGTAAGTATGTTTTAAACCGTAGAGATGATTTGTTTATTTCACCTATAGGTGATGGAGAAACTAAATGAGCTATTTAATTTTCAATGAAAAAGGTAAAAAGACAGGCGACATTGAAATGGCTGAACAATGTACTTCTGCAATATTCAATTACCAGGTAATCGGGAACGGGGCAGAAGTAGAGTTTTTCGGAAGCAATATTCCATATGCAGATCCGCAAAACGATTCTCACTGGGTGTCTATTCTTACATTAACAGCTGCTGCGCCCGATACTGAACCGTTTAGACAGCATTGCTGGGATAAGCTCCGTTATAAAGTGAAAGCAGGTGATAATGTGGAGATTTATGTTTCAAGTGGTGTAAGCGGATAGCTATATAAATAAAGGGCTGAGATGGTCCTTTAGCTACATTTTCTTTGTCCTCAATTTTGGGGACTTTTTTATGTTTGGAACCGACCAGTTTTAGTAAAAATACGCCATGTCAGACTTTCTGCATCTTACATAGAAAGCCAAAGGCTGGTTTAAAATGACTGTGTTAACAGAAGAAATTCGTAAAAAGTATGATGCTCAACAACTAGCTACTGTTCAGTGCCGAAATTACTATTTCAAAAGTCCTGAAGAGCTTGAAAATGGGTTTGACAGTGCTCAAACAGCGGCAGAAGAGTACCCAGAAGTATTAAAAGCAATTTTTGATTCAATTGGCATCGAATATGCGCCAGAAGTTGATAAAGCTGTGATGTTTGGGGTATCACAATATCAATCACGTCATGGAGGTGAATTACCGCATCCTTCAATCATTGCAGCTGCATTAACTGCTGGTTTAAGTGGTGCGAAACAAGCAGCTGCTTTGCCTGCCGAGACCCTTAGCTATTACGATAGTATTAATGAATCTGGTTTTGATGATGTAAATCACCAGCATCATGAATCTGTAAGCATCGTTCCAGCAATTACAGTTGCTACTATCGCCAACGTTATCGCTTATGCAACACCTATCGTTGCTATGATTCCCAACTCAAATGGCTCAAATGAAGTACCGATTGTATCTATTCGCTTTATCACCAACCGTGATTTTGGTGCAATGAAGAAATCAGAATACTTAGATGGTGCAAATGCTTCTAAGCCTTACGTTGAAGGACGATTCCGTTTTGCATTGTCTAATGGTGGCGCAGGTACAACTTATACTGTGACTGCACGAACTGGTTATGAAGACTTCAAGGCTAAAACACCTGACGCCAAAGCGAGTTTATTGCCATTTATTGCTGGTAATGTATCTATCAAGATCAATGGTAAAGAAGTTGCACATACACGTAACCGAACAAAATCAAAGATTACAGGTAAAATTTCAGCTATTGCCGAGAAAAACGTAGTAGTAAACGGCGTTGAATATCGTGTAATTGGTAGTGAAATTGATATTTCCGCTAGCAAAATTAGCGTGACCTTAAATGAAGCATTACCAGATGGTGCGAAAGTTGAGGTTCATCTTGTGGCTGATTTTGATGCACGGGATGGTAATAATAACTATCTATTAACCCCAGTTGGTGTTGATTTCGAACCTGAATATGAAACTATGGTTGCATCACCAATCATGGCACGGGTAACAGCTTCAACACTATTACAATCTCAGCTAACTAACGAACTTAAGCTTGGTTTTCTAGGTCAGGCTTTAGCAATTGTTCAAGGAAAAATTTTCTTAGAACAAACTGTACGTTTATTAGGTGAAGCAAAAGATTTAGCTGAATACTCAGCTCGTGAAGTTACTTTTGATGCTTCTCGTGGTGTGACTGGAAAATTAGCAGCTGCATTTAATACTTCAGGTGACTTGTTTGCGGAAGTAAATAAATTTATTGCAGCGGCCAAATTGGATATTAACCAACGTACTGGTGGCTCTACCGTCGCATTTGACTTATATGTTGGCGATACTGGGTCAGTATTCTTTAATCAACTGTCAAGCGACAAGATGCCAGTTAAAACCGGATACACTGCTGGTTATGGTCAAATTGTCCGTATTGGTACTCTTGCAGATGGTACTAACGTTTACCACGCACCGTCAGCACAAGAGCTTGTAGCTGAAGCAGATACAGCGTTTGATATGCTTTTAGTTGGTCGTGGTAATGAGCCAATTCGTGCGCCGTTCGTTGGCTTTATTCAAACGCCTCTTTCAGTTATTGAAACTCGACCAGATGCGCGTGAATCAGTACTTACTTTAATCGGTGCTCAAGCAGCCGAAATGAACCCGTTAGAACGTTATGCTGATCAAAGCTATGTCATCCACTGTATCAATATGCCATCCCTCAAAAATTCGTAAGTAAAACAGATAAGGGCGCATTTCGATGCGCCTTTTTACCCTATTTATTGAAAGGAAAATCTCATGGCTGCAGCAACACAAAACACTGACGAAACTTTAGCTTCAACTGACGAACAAGCGACTACTAAACCAAAAAACACACGTAATAAAACCAATAAAACTACAGAAACACAGAATACCCAAGCTGGTGATGAAAAAGCTTCAGACCAAGGTGATTTGTTAAATAGCCAAGGTCCTGAAGACGGCGCATCTCAAAATGAAGGTAATAAACCTACTGATTTGAAAAATAGCGATTCAGATAATGAAGAGTCCAATGCTCAAGAAAATGGAAAACCAACTGAAACATCGAATGATTCTGTCAAACCTTCAAATGATCTAGATTCAAATGGTGGTAAGTCTGGTGATGATGTGGGGAATGAATCGGATCATGTCCTTAAAGAAACTGATACTTCTAAAGTTAATACTCCCATTACGGATTTGTTAACAGTATCAGGTGGGAGTAGCGTGGATCCGCTAGTTATTAAAGTTACTAATAACGGATTTTCAACAGTTTTAGAACCGTTATCACGTGTTGCTATTGAGGCAGGTAAAACAGCAAGTATTACGTGTCATAACCAAACATTTAAACATCAAGTACTGGAAAACTTACGTCAGTTGAAGGGGCTTGGTAAGAATCTAACTGTTGAGTAACAAGATGACTATTTTCATTATTGATGGCACGAACCCAATTATGGATGCTGTTGGTGATCATCCTACTGAACGAAGTATTACACTTCAAAATAACGGTTTAAGTGACATTACCGAACCATTTACGCAAGTTTTGGTACAAGCTGGTCAAAAGGTCACATTCACTTTGATCGGTGACGAAGCTCATAAACAATTGCTAGATAACCTAGATCAAATTAATGGCTTGAAAGGTAATGTACTTCAAATTGTACCTACTGAGGCAGAAGAGCCTACAGAACCTGCTAGCGGATTATAAAATTTAGGAAATGAAAAACCACTTTCGAGTGGTTTTTTTTACATTGGAACTTGCCAGAAAATCAAAAAAGCCAACGGCTCAAAATACTTAAAACAAATAGCCTTGGGCGTGTAATGTAATGAATATACTTGCTCTATCAAGTACAGGTGAGCTATCCCTTGTAGCAGGGGCCAGCCCATCACTAAAACTGGAATTTGATACTCACAGTTATCTTGCAAATACAGAAATCAATGTGGCCTTTTTTGCGAAAGTAACTAGCCCACGCGGTCCTGCAGATATTTCTATGCGTTTGGAAATCCGTGATGCGGTAACAGGTGATCAAATTGTTACTGTTCAGGGATTAGTAGATGGAGACATTGAAAATTCTGCTTCTATTGTCGCTGTAGCTGATGCGAAAGAATATTTTGAGCGTTTTGATTTATCGTTAGGTATTGATGCGTTACAAGCAATACTCAAATCAAATGCTTATAACGAATCAAATAGCTTAGGTCGTGCTTCAAAAACATTGGCATTGGAAGATGAATCGTTACCATCATTTAATCCAGATGAACTATATAAGATTCTGACGAGTCAATTAAGTACCCCGGCATATCTGACTTTACCAAATCCTCATGATTTACCAATTTATGTTGCGGCACAACGTGCAGCTACAAAGCTACGTATTCCTTTGGATGCTGAAATCAATCCAACTTTTACAGCTGAGCAAGCAGCTCAATTTGCGACAAGCGTAGATGCGCAATCACAGTTTGTTCAATTCATTTGGAGCCCGAATCTTTGCCGCCCAACTGATGCTGTCACGCTAAGAGGTCGTAAGGTACCAGCTTATTATTTGGGCCATTACATCGGCGATAAATTATTACGTAATGCAAAGTTAAATAAACAAGGATTTGCGCCGTTAAAAAATGCAGTAGCTTGGAAAGATTATCCATTTACAGCAAAAAATTTAAGCCAGATGCCGAATATTGATCTTGAAGATGAACAGACTCAAGAAATGTTGGCTAAGGCTAAAGTAAATGTAGTTCGCCCAGTTAAGTTTGAAACTACATTATTTGTATTAAGTGATGTGCTTACGCAATACCAAAGCAAAAATAGTGCTTTGCGTTTAGTTCCCGCCGCGGAGATTTCGGCTCGGGTTACGAATAAATGTATCGAGATCCTGCGGACTTATATGTTCCAAGCTACACCGGACTATATCAAAAAAGCTGGTGATGACATTCAAGAGTTTTTAGAGGGCGCTTCTAGTGAGACAACCGGTTGGTTACAACCGGCTGAAGATCTAGGGGGTAAACCTTTTGAGTTCAGTTTAATACCTGACAAAGACTATCCATATGAGCGTGTACGACTCTATTTAGCCCATGGAGTTGTTGGTACAACTCGTGCCGCAATTTTTGATGACGACGTTTTAGTTAAATAATTTTAAGGATCTATCAAGATGAATCCATTCGGACCCACTACTGAAAAACCATTAACTTTACGTGCTTTTGATTCAGCAGCGGAGAATATTTCTACCGTTGTAAGTGAGGTTTCAAGTACTGATCGAGAACAGCAATCTGTGATTGAACAAGTACGACAAATTGCTCTGAACATTCTATCCGATACGGTAGATACAATCAGTGAAGGTAAGCTTGAAGAAGGTGAACTGGGCGTTGATCATTTAGACGCATTAATTGTCGATGCATTAGATGGTGCAGATGATGAAGAAGGTATCTATGAAAACGCTTTGATGGCGTCACTTTCCGATGCTTTCTTAACATTTGGCGTTGACGCTTCTGATATTGAAGAGATCTTTAGTGATGATACAGAAGTTGCTGATGTGGCGTTAGAAGCAGCAGCCAATACAGTTCTTGCTAATATGCCAGACGAAGGCCCTGAACTTGAAGAACTGGTTCGTGAGTTTATTTTCGGTGAAGCAGATGAAACTGAAGAAGGTTTCGATTCAATGGCTAAAAAAATTAAAGCTCGAAATGGAGCATTTAGCCAACGGAAAGTAAATGGGCGAAAAATTCACTACCGTGGTGTGCTGGCTATTCGTCAAGGTGTCAAAACCGTTGTGAATAAACGATTACCTGGTCAAAAGGTCCGTTTAACTTCAGCACAAAAAGCTGGAATGAAAAAAGCTAGACTTCATGCTTTTACTGCGAATGCAATCAACAAGCGTTTACGTTCATTCAAAAAAGGTAAACGCTTAGGTATTTACTAATTACTCATAGGTAAGGTCATTTTTTGGCTTTACCTATAATCCATTTAATTAAGGAAATACTCATGAATACAACTCAAATCATAGGTGAAGCGCCTGGTATTCAATATCAGAAAAAAACTGATAAAACAGAAACAAAGACCAATCAATCATTAACTGACACAATTATTATTGGTCGTTTTATGCGTGGGCGTTTTGATGCACCGATGACAATACATAAGGGTAATATCCGTGGTGAACTTGGTTATGAACCAAATAATCCTGATTATCGTTGTGTCCAAGATGCGCTAGATCGGGGTGTACCTTCATTACAGGTTCTGCGAGTACCTCCAAATATTGGATAAGTTCTAAAAAGAAAGCCAGCTGTATAGCTGGCTTTAATATAAGGGGAGTTCCAGTAGGAACGTCTTAATTTAATGATATGCCCTTTCAGTTCACAGGTTCAAAAGGAAAGCGTTTTAATACTTTGCCAAGCTCAAGTACTTCATCCTTATGAAGAAACTCCCATAGCCCATTAAACTTTTCGCGTAGTTGCACGACATTAATGGGCGTGTGGTGTAGAGAATATTGCTGTACTGAAAGAGCGCCGTTTTCCTGAATCGAAATCCAGAAGTTTTTCGGACCTTTGGGAGATTGATACTTTAGCTTCTCACCTACATGCTGTGCTATTTCATAAGCTAGCGGATTTTCTAATGCTGGATACCGTGTAGCGAGATTATCTACAAAGTTTTCTAAACGTTTAAGTGTATCTGTTTCGGTTGGGCCTAGCTCATGAAGTGGTATTGTCTCAAGATACTGCTTCGCATCATCAAAATGGATTGAAAGCAATTGGCTATATTTAGCAATTCCAAAGTGGCGATTATGACGTATCCACATAGAGGCTCTTAAACTTCGATCTTTTCCTGCACGACGATCGACGATTGCATGTAAAGCATGCTGTTGTTCAGGTGAGATAGCTTTTCTATGATTGATTACTTGGCCTTTTGTCCAGTAATTCCATAAGACATCATCACATTCGTTTTGGTACATGATGACAGTGTCACGAAGTTCAGGTTTTACTTTGTTAGGACTGATGGTGGTGAGCCAAGCAAGAAGTTTTCTTAGTGGTAGACAAACCATTTCCTGTAAGTCGCCAAGAGTAGGTATAACGATTTTCGTTATACCCCATCGTTGAGGATTGGCATTCAGTTTTGCTAATTGAGACTGCCAAGCTAACCCCATACCCTCAACAATAGGCTTCATGGGTGTATATGGCTGACCATCATGTTCCACCAAGTACAACTCAGCATTGTGGAAAGGTACGGTGATTTGAGTTAAAGTAGTCATGTCTAATTTCCTCTTAGAGATTGGATATAACCCCTTGTTTACTTTGATCGGTACAAGGGGTTCTTTTTATCAAGACCATATCCTGTCCTGATGAGTTAAATATAACAACTATTAAATATAATAGCAATTACGAGTATTAATAAAATTATATTTAATAGCAATTGTTCTTGTGATACACTGAACTAAATATTTTTTGGTATATCGTGATGGTTGAAAAAAACAATGTTGCAACTTTGCGAGAGCAAGCTGGTATGACAGTTTATCAATTAGCTAAACAATGCGGATTTATATCAAATAATCATGTGCTTAATAGGTATATAAAAGATGCAGAAGCAGGAAAACACATCAGTGTTTATCGTGCCTTACTCATTTACACCGAACTAAAAAAAGCTGGTGTATGCGAGAAGTTTGAAGATGTCTTTTGGCTTGAATGTGATGATAAAGATATCGAAAACTAAAATATTTTTCTTGTGGAGTTGGAACTAACTAACTTCTAAGCTTTCCTCATTGTAAATAATGGCTTTATTCAATGAATAGGGTCATTATTATGTCCAAAGCTTTAGCTTATGCACCGGCAGTAAATACAGCTAGAACAAAGTTGCCCAGTACTGAATCAGATCCTTTCTATTTTAGGCACATTACAAGAAAATCAGTTATTATGAAAATCATAACAACTTGATTAACTATTTGTTTTAACTTAACAAACTGAGAAGCCCAATCTAAGCCAATGCCATCAACGATATGCTTCATGGGTGTGTATCGGGGTGTACCTTCAGTACAGGTTCTGCGAGTACCACCAAATATTGGATAAAAAGCTGATTTAAAAAGCTACCTTTTAGGGTGGCTTTTTTATTAAGACCTATTAAGTGGTTGTTAAACAGGTCTTGAAACAGATCTTCAAATTGTTTATATTGAGTTAACCCTGTAGCAAACTTAACTTTCTGAGGACGGTTCTAATCAATTGGCTACAAATTGATGTAGGACACATCAAATGAGAAACGTCATGAACCACATAATCCATAGTCGATTTGTGGCTAGTGTTTCTGAATTAAAAAAGAATCCTACAGCAGTTGTACAAAATGCTTTTGGCGAAGCAGTAGCTATTCTGAATAGAAATAATCCAGAATTCTACTGTGTTCCGGCAGCAATGTATGAACGCATGATGGATCTAATTGAAGATCAGGAACTAATTAAACTAGCCGAGCAAGTTGATACTGACGAAACTGTGAAGGTATCTATTAATGAGTTACGAGCTAGAGTTCTCAAAAACAGCTCTTAAAAAGTTTGACAAACTTAACCCACAAATCGCTGAGCAGTTTATTCGTAAGCTGGAAGCAATCCTAGATAACCCTAAGATACCGAAGAATAAGCTGAGAGGATCAGTTGATCTATATAAGATTAAACTGAAATCAGCAGGATACCGCCTTTTATATCAAGTCAAGGATGATGTAGTCGTAGTTCTTGTTCTTGATGTAGATAGGCGAGATGTTATCTATAAACAGATGTGATATAGCCCGCTTTTGCGGGTTTTTTATTAATATAAAGTCAGTTTTCTAAAATGGAACTGATTAAAAACCAATAGCAAAAACATCCTTAATCTTGTTGCATAAATCTGCATTTTGAGCATCAAAATTATGCAACAATCTAATCCGATTTTACTAAATCAGCTTAAACAAGATTACATTGCTCTACAGCAACTTGGTTCACCATTATTAGCGTGTCAGGGGATGTTTGTTCCTCGTGGCATGGAAGACCTTCGCTTCTTATTTAAAAGTTGCCCACGGCCAATTGTGAGTAATGAAGATCCAGCAGAAGTTCAATATGCGGGTGGATTTACTGGAATTGTTGCTGGTCCCCCGAAAACCCATTACACAGGCAACCTTCAAATCCTAGTAACTGAAGCAGGGCATGATCAACTATTAGCTGAATATGTCGTAGCTAGTGGTGGAATCATCCATGGTGATTATTACGATGGCCGTTTAGGTAGTTTTACCCGTTCTTATGCACTTGAAAACTGTGCTATACGCTTTGAGTCAGCTGAGTATGATTCAGATAGCCGATCTCAAGTTATGACAGTTTCTTGCCCAATCGACTATAACTACTTTGGTAGCTTCGCAAACATTGGTACCAACGGCAGTATTCAGCCGGGTAAAAAAGAAATTGATGGTACAGCTGAACTTGTGAATCGCGTTCAGCAGGTAATCAATACTGCTCAACAAGCTGTACGCAACTCAACGATTAATGCGACATCACGTACATTAGGCAATCTTTTCGGGTAATGGCTATGAAGTTATTACCTGAATCTGAAGGGTATGCTGTAGTTGCTGGTTCTATCCAGCAACTTTCAGAAGAACTCTATAAAGAATATCAATTATCGGGCTATTCAATTTTGCTTGATGATATCGTGAAAGCATTTTTAGATGAGGCAAAATATTATGCCGGATGGGCTGTTTTAGATTGTCAAACTAAAGCTACCACGAGTATTGAACTGAATGAAACTATCGAACTTAGCGGTGATGAGTACGTAATCATCCAACCTTTAGTAAAAGCTCACTGTGATCTTTTGCAAGCTAGATTGGTTGAAGCTACTCGTGGGCTCGGAGTCGAAAGTTATGGGCTATCTGTATCAGAAGCTCAACAGAACTATAATGAAAAGAAAGACGCTTTGCCTAAACTTGCGTTTTGTATGGCCCCAATGAGTTTTAATTTTAACTTGGGGAACCGTTAATGCAAATCACCATTGTATCTGCGGGTAAAATTATTCCAGCGTCTGAGCTGATTAGTGCAACTTTAAGAACTGATCTCGTACCTATTCCCGCATCTATTGAGTTCACAGTTCAATCTACTACTGAATTAGACTCCCTTTTAAAAGAAGGGGAGCTACTTACTGTAAATGACATATCTCATCCTTTCGAACTTATCAAAGTTACCCCTCTAAAAACTCAGACTATTAAACAAGATCGGCGAGTAGGTGGCATCTCATGTATTGGTATTTTGGCTGGTTGTAAAAGACTTATCGAATATTCAAAGCAAGCAATTATTAGTAATGAAACTTCTTTTAATTCAGTAATTCGAGCTTGTGGTGCAACGATCAGTCTGGGCAGTGATTTACCTTTGCCTAAATTTGTTTGTTTAAAGGGTAGTATGCCTACACAGCGCTTGGCTCATTATCTGCAACAAGAAGCAGCTGTAATTTGCTTTCAAAATAATAAAGTGTCTGCTCAAAAAATTGATTCTTTCTTCAAAAAGGAACCTATCACAAAACTAGATCCTAGCAGTGTCGTTTGGATATCAAGTAAACCTTTGGAACTGATGCAAAAATCATCTTTTGTCACAGTTGAGAATAACGGTTCAACGGTTGTTGGTGATGACTCAATAACCCCAGGCCACACTGTGACGCAAAGAGCTGGTTTAGATGCCCGACAAGTCAAAAACTTGGAAAAAGTTTTGATCATGCGTGGGACCATTATTAGACCACTAAATTTGAACTGGAATGCAGGCGATATATTCGAAATAGATAGTAAGAAGTATGTCGTTTTAACTGCTGCACATCATATAGATACAGGCGCAATCGGGGGATCAATGGGGACTTCATCAAAGTTCTGGATTGCTAATTTGTAGGTCAAATATATGAATGGTTTAAAACGTGCAAAGATTTTAAGTTACAACGCAAAAGGTCGTACTGCACAAGTACACATTCATGGTTTAACTGATGGCGCGAGTGAAGGAATTACAGCAACTTTTGCCTATCCAGTCGGCGATAGTGATTTAGATACAGAAATTCAAATTGTGGATGGGGAAGACGTCTATGTCTTCTTTGAAAATGGTAATGAAGAACGTCCAGTAATCCATAGTTATGTCAGTCACGGAGACGGCGCGATTGTAGGGGTGCGCCGTATTCGACAAGACAATATTGAATTTATCTCTAAAGAAAATTTAAAAGTAGATTCTGGCACAACCGTTTCAATCAAAACGCCGTTAATGAATGTACAAGCTAATACTCAACAAACTGGTAATAGCACATTAACGGGAAATAGCACTGTAGTGGGTAATACTTCAGTTGCGGGCAATAGTGCTGTAGCAGGTAGTATGGCCGTTGGCACAACGCTTACGGTTGCAGGTGTGCCTATTGACCCTAAAGCTATTGAGGGAGCATTTAAAGACGCTCTTGATAAATTAGAAAGTTTAAAGGAAGAGTTAAAAGAACAAGGCGAAAAAATTGATGAAAATAAAGATCAAGTAAGCCAAGAGATTGATGAAAAAATAAAGGAAGTAGAAGAATTAATAGAAAATATTAAAGATTCTGATGCCTATAAATTGCTGGAAGAAGGTATTAATCACATCGATGAAGAAGTGCAAAAAATACATGATCAAGTAAAAGAAGTTGGTCAAATTGCGCAAAGTAAGGTTGATGAAGTAAGAGCTTATATTGATCAAGAAATTATTGATACTAAACAGATTGTTGAGCAGCATGTAAGTGATGCTAATATTCGTTTAGATGAAGCCAATCAACGTATTGATCAGTCTATTCAGGCGAATGAAGCGCTGGTTGCAGATGCTCAGCAACGTGCGATTCGTGCTGAAAAAGAACTCGATGATAAAATCGGATTTATTAAAAGAGAAACAGATTCAATCATCGCTGATGTAAGAAGTGATGCAGATGAAATTAGGTTAGTCGCAGAAAATGCAAAAAAAGTAGCTGATCAAGAAGTTCTAGACCGTAAAAAACAAGCTGCTGATACTCTAATTGCTATTGATCAAACTAAAGCCGCCTTAAAACAAGACATTGATCAAAACTTAGTAAAAGCTGGTCAAATGATTGATGATGCTAAATTAGCATTAGGTGAAGAAACTAATACACTCATCAATCAAAAAATTGAACCTATTGTTAACCAAACTGAAGCTGCAGTTAAAAAAGTTGATCAAGTTGCAGCCCAGTATGTTGACCTTGATAAGAAAGTCGATTCGGGTTTTCTAGCTGAAGCTGAAGCACGTGCAAATGATAAAGAGGCATTAACAAAAAGTTTTGAGCTTAAGTTTGCTGAAATGCAAACTGAATTGGGTAAATCAAATGCCCTAATTTCAGAAGAAATAAAAACCCTTGCTGCTCAAGATAGAGCTTTTACTGAACAAATTAGTACTGCCCAGTCTCAAATTGGTGATAACAAAGCGGCAATTAATAATGTTGAACGTACAGTAGTTGATCTTGGTAAATCTGTTGCTGAAAAGACTGATCAAATTCAAGCAAGTTTAGATACCACTAATGCAAGCTTGTTAAATGCTACTGAGTTAGCGCGAATGCAATCACTTGGTAAGCCTTTACGTGACGATCCTACATTTCTATCAGGGAATGGGGGGTTAAGCGCATATGTTGTACCTTCAGGTTCAACGTTTACTAGACAAGCTAAATCTACTGATAACCCAGTAAATAGTACCCATGAGATGCTATTAAGATCCACTGCTTCTCTAGGTGGTGGCTGGTATCCGACTGTTCCAACTCTTGTTGCTGCTCCTAATAAAACGTTTTTAATAAAACAAATTATTAAAATGCCTAAGGGCACTTATTTATTACCAGTTGGCAATGCTACAGGTACGGGTGGTTATTTACGTGTACTTGGGAATAAGGAAGGAACAGGTAAGTTTGAGGTTTATTACTCTGTTGTTCAGTGTGGCTATGATGCGCCAGCAGCTATCCATGGGCATTTCCGTGTTATTGCTGGCACTAATCCACCTTTACCAAGCACAGCAAACCCAGTGGATGTAATCCTTGCCGATTATGAAGTCTGGGACATTACTGCACTTAATGACACCATTCCAAAAGCATGGCGTGATCAAATTACTGGAAATGCTTCATATATCGAAAAGGTTGAATCATCTGTAAAACTTGTTGATGAAAAGCTTGTTTCAGAAGCAAAAAAACTTGAAGAACTAAAAACCGACTATAATTCGAATAAAACTAAAACAACGTCAGATTTAGCAACAATTGCTCAATCAGTTTCTGATGGTGATAAAGCCTTATCTTTACGCATCGACCAAACGAAAGCAGCTCTAGAAGAGGCTGATCGGAAATCTAATGCAAATATTCTAGAAGTTACTGAGTCGCTCGCCGAATTTGAACAGTCTACCACGACGAAATTTACAGAACTTGATACAAGTATCTCGAAAGAAAATTTGAAGGTACAAGGTCAGATTGTAGATGTCCAAAAAAGTATATCTACCTTAGAAAGTAATACAAACACTAAAATATCTGGCCTTTCTTCTTCACTTAAAACTACTGATGATATTGCTAAACTTGCTTTCGATAATGCAGCAGAAGCGCAGCAAACAGGTACAACGGCGGTAAAAGCTACAGAAGCACTTTCTCAAAATTTATTAAGCCTAAAGTCTCAAACTCAAGTAACGTCAGGGGTTCGTGCAGTCGTAACGTCAAAAGGTATTGACGACTGGACACAGTGGCGTACCACAGGTGAAGCGAAAGTAATTCAAGATGCTGATGCATTAGGTGGTTATATTCTTGAGCTTGGGAATAATGCCGGTAATGATGAAGCATGGGTTCACTGGAACGAGTTCCAAAAAATTGATCCAAATAAGTTGTATCGAGTGCGTGCACGCTTCCGCCGTGTGCTTGGGGAAACTGGATCTATTTATCTTGGTGTTGCATGTAAAAATGCAGACCAAAGTAAATATGTAACTACTACAAACTCCCTTGCAGGAGATATGGGTTCGTCTAACTACTTATTGTCAGCCATTAAACCTAATTTAGGTGAGTGGCAAGAAGTAGTTCTATACATGAAAGGTAAGTCTACTGGGGCAGCAACTGGTTTAGGGACAATTGAAAATCCACGCACATTCCCAGCACAGGCTGAATTTTATGCCCCAATGTTTACTGCTAACTACAACTTTCAGACAGGAATTTGTCAGCTTAATTACATTATTGTTGAAGATAACAACTCTTTAGCTTCTGCTAATGATGCAACAGCAACTGCAAATGATTTATTCAAAACAGCAACTAACAGAACAGAAGCTGAAGCTGAAAGAACCACTAAGCTTGAATCAAGAATGCAGAACGCAGAAACAGGTATTCTGAGCAATGCCCAAGCTTTATCGAAAACAGCTACAAAGAGTGATCTTGAAAGTGCCATGGGGCGTGTGGCGACTGATATTACAGCTGCAGTGAATAACATTAAGATTGGTGGTGTTAACGCCGTAGCCAATTCAGAAGCACCTCGAACATCCACAGCAGCAACAAGCCGTGAATACTTAATGTATGAACGTAGCAAAGAGTTGAAAGCTTTTTATGATGAAAATTTAGATAAGCCGGTTACGATTTCATTTGAAGTGAGTGTACCGGTTGCTGGAACTGTACAAGTATATTCATCTAATGGATCAGCTCACTTCTTCACAACTTCTGTTACAGTCACTAAAGCAAATGAATTTCAAAAATTTGAAGTTACCGTGTTTCCTAAATTACACACTGGCAGCACAACCGAATCGACTATTGAGTTTTACGGTACATATGGCACTGGTCGAATTCCAACAATTCAAAAATTGCAGATCGAAGCAGGTAATAAAGCTACAGCGTGGAGCCCAAGCCCTCGAGATACTCAAAGTTCATTAAATGCAAATGCGGAAGCGATTAAGCTTACTCAAGCTGAAGTGAAGAAGCATGGTGATAGTTTATCTTCTCAAAGTTTAGATATTTCAAAACTTAGAAATGATCTAACTATAACCAATACCGAAGTAAGTAAAAAAGCGTCAACTGAAGCATTACAAACTACAAATTCACAAGTTACTGAACAAGCTGGTCAGATTAAAGCTGTTACTGAACAGGCTAATACTTTATCTGCAAATCTTAACAAGTCCGCACCGGCTGGTACGAACTTGTTGATTAACTCTAACGTAGTTGGAAACTACGATGGCGTTTCATATCCTCATTTACGCTATAAGCTTGGTGAAGACTGGGAAGTAGGAGCAAAGTACACTCTTCTTTGGTGTGCAGAGCATACACGTGGTGCTGGTGACACAAACTCAAATTTAGCTGTATATGCTGGTGGAGGAAGTCAGTTTTTACAGCAGGTTATTAACACTTCAGGTAAGGTAATAAGCAAAATTACTTTTACGAAGACTTCAGCTGGTACCGCCAAAGAAGTTAACTTTTATATGCTTAGCAGACCAACTGCAGACAAGCAAAGTGTTGGTACTGTGTATTGGGCTGTGTTAGTTAAAGGGGATTTCATAACTACAGATAATTGGATTGCAAGTCCTTACGACTTCAATGCAGCATTCGATCAAGTATCAGCAAATTTAAATGAATTTAAACAAACGTATGTTACTGAAAGTACTGCTTTAGCTAAAAAAACTCAAAACTTAGAATCAACAATTAATGATCCTGTAAATGGTTTGGCTGCACAGGCTAAACAAATTTCCGACCGGATGACTAAATCTGATGTTGATAGCGCAATATCAACTGCGACCGAAGCATTGAAAACAAGTATCGGTGGTAAGTCTTTTGACAACATCGTTATCGGGGGTAATGTCGAAAAAAGTAAAACGGGTGGTTATTTACAAGTATCATATCCCTTAGCAAAAAGTTTAAATGCACCTGGTATTACTGTTACCGTCAGAGCAAAAGTTACCTTTGATAATGGAGGGAACAATGCAGCCAATTTGCGTGTATATATTGGCGGAGGTAATGTATTTAATGCAGATGCACCTATTTTTTCAGCTAGTAAAGATATCTACGAATTTACCTTAACTACAATTTCTAGAACAGACGCAACTGTTGTTAATTTTTATTGTTTTCCAAATTCTTCAGCAAATGCTAATGCCACTACTACAGTGCATTGGGTAGAAGTTTATGAAGGTAATAATAAAGCGTTAAATGATAAGGTAAGTACTTCAACTCTAATTAAGGATTACTCTTCTAAAGCAGATACTGCTCAAGCAATAACTTCTGCAACTGAAACCCTTGAAGCTAAATTTCGTCAAAAATTTGGCGATTTGTGGACTAATAGTTCAGCAACACTAGATAGTACTCGCTACACCAAAACAGAAACTAACCAAGCTATTGCTGAAGAGAGCAAAATTATCAAAGCTGCTATTTCTTCAAGTGGTGGTGACAACATAATTAAAAATGGTGATTTCTCAAGCCCTTTAGGCACCTTAAATTGGCGTCAAAATTCTGCTGTGGCAGGTAATCTACTTGAAGTTTATAAAGATTCAAAAGGTGCTACTTGGGGGCACTTTAAATCTACTGATACAACTACATACTTTAAAGGGTTTATTGAAACTCTGACATTGGCAGATGGTTTAGAGATGAATCAGAAGTACACATTGTCATTTAAAGCAATGTCGTTGACAGCTGCACAGACTCAAATTTTATTAATTATACACCGTCGAGATTCATCAGGTCGTAATAACCAAATTGGTACTACATGGAATAACATTTCGACTGATAAAGAAACATTATGTACTTATACCTTTGATACAAATATTATTAATTTACAGCATATTAACTTAATTTTATATTCGCAAGTAGGTTTTGCTCCTGACTTTTTAATTAGAGAAGTGCAACTTGAAAAAGGTGAGTTAGCCACTGGTTTTAGAAAAAATCCTCGTGAACTAATTAAGGATCTTGAAGCTAATGCTTCTGCAATTGAAGGTACTAAAGCTGATGTTCAAAAAAACGGTGAAAAGATTACTTCACTTGCAGAGAATTATGCGACTTTAAAATCTACTGTAGACAATAATAAAACTGCTGTAGATGGTAAGTTTCAGGAAATTAATTCAACTATTAGTGATAATCAACAGAACACTACACAGTCTATTAATAACTTGGAATCAAGTTATAAACAATTAAATCAGGACCTTGGTCAAGTTTTCAATTACCGTGTTTATTCATGTGGCTGGAATGGCTTTTTCACAGGGATTAAAAACTTAAAAGGTGAAATCAAATCAGTAGCTTCAGCACGTGGTTTTTCAGTCCATGTTTTAGCAGCTGATGGTTCTATAGCTTCTTCAACTAGATATGATACTTATGCAGCTGTAGCAAATGCTACGGCAATGAGTAACGCTATTTCTGCGATTCCAAATGACACCTTTGTTATCGTTACAAACTACGACAGTATTGGTGTAAACCTAGCACCAGTTAAGAATGCATTAATTTCATTAGGTGCCAATCCATTCACACTTGATCAAATAACGGGTCGGGATGCATACATTTTAGTTGGTCAGAAGGGGATTGGTTCAGGTCGTGGTATAGAATTGCATGCAACACCAGATACTGGACCAAATGGGGCTAAGCAAATCATGCTTGCAATCCAAGTAGTTAGTGGTATCCCGATTGGTCTGGCAAACAATAGTGGAAACTTACAAAAGGTTTTAGAAAACCACGCACAAATTCTTCAAGAAAAAATTACAAGATCTGATGCGAAAGAAGTATTTGCTGAGGAAATCAAAGTTTTTAAAGCACAACTTGATACTTTACGTTACTCAGAAGAGAACTGGATTTTACTTGGTGATGATACTAAAAATTTAAGTATTTCTACTGGTACAAACCGAACTGTAGCTGTTTGGGAACTGCAATATAAACACAAGGAAATTCCAATTGATAAAGGTGATCCAATAGTTGCGAGAATCAAATACACAGCAACTGCAGGATTAGTTGGCGCTACATGTAGTATTCAATTTCATGGTGCAACTTATAGTGTTGGGTTACCTTCGTTTGTTGTAGCTGCAAGTGGTGAAATAGAACTTACTGGTATTTTCCCAAATGATTTAAAAGCCTCTGCTTATGAAGCTATTCCACTAGGTTTACGGTTTGATAATGCTCCATCTGGTGGAACATTTACTGTAACTAATATGTTTATCAGCCGAGGTAATTCAGCGCCAAATTTTAAAGGCGGATTTAGATCATCTCTAAAACAAAATGCTCAATTTGTTGAAGATACTTTTATCAAGGCTGATGTTAATAAGGGAGTTATAGCTCAGCAAATCCAACAATATGATGCAACTGTACCTGGTGGTTTATCTTCTGTAGTAAAAACAACAAAAGCTACAGCTGACCAAACATCAAAGGATCTAGCTACACTTAGAAATACTGAAATTTCTCAGCTTCAAACAAGTACAAATAATCTTGGTTCCGCATTAGAAAACACAACAATGCTGGCGATGATGATTACTAATGGAAAATTGTTGCAGGGAGACGTAAATTTCAAAAAAGGTAACAATGGTGTATCTGTCTATAACAATGCCGGCAATGGGAATGTGACAGTTACTCGAGTCGCGAAAAGTTCTGATAACCCTACTACCTCAACCCATGAAATTGAAATTAAAACCATTGGTGCTGCCAGCCCAACATGGGGTGGATTTGTTCAACTCGTTTATGTCCGTGCAAATGCTGTTTTTGTTATCAAGTATTTAATCAAGCTACCAGTTGGATATAAATTGGTGAATGCTGGTAACGCAATGGGGACAGGGGCAATTGATCGATTCATTGGCAATACTGAGGGTACAGGCAAATTCGAAACATATATTCGAATGATTAAATGTGGTGCTGTAGGTTCTTTCTCTAACTCAGGACATGTTTATGTGGCGGGAGGATCTACACCAACAGCTACTGCGCCTTTAGTTTGGACCTTAGCCCAAATCGAGCAATATGACGTTACTGATTACGCTTCAGCTGACCCGACTTTACAGGACTTTGTTTCTTCAGCCACAGACTCTATATCAACATTAACGAACTTCAAAGAAACTTGGGCTGCCAAACTTACTGAAATGTCTTCAAAATTAGACAGTAAAAACGGCGCTTATATTTTGAATGCGGATATAACAAATACTAATGTTGAGCGTGCAATTGCAGCATCTTCACAGAAAATTACTTCTGAATATACCAATGCTATGAGTGTGCAGCCATTGAGTTCAGGTGCAGGGAAAATTTTCGTTAAGCCTTTAACTTGGCGTCAAGCAATCACTACTTCGGGTACATTGGTTATTAAGACACCAATTACAGTTGGTGCGTACATGACCAAGGTTAAAATTTCTGGTTATAACTACAATAACAAAGAAGATAATATTTTCGATCTGGATTTGGCATTTTATGCTTATACGTCAACAGTGCCATTTTATCCAAATATGACGTCACGTTCTTTTGGTATTACCTTAGATGAAAATAATGCTACGACTAAAGGCCTGGCTCTAGCTTTAGATAGCAATAATAAGGTGTGTATCTTAATTACCAAAAAAGATGCTTGGTCTTACCCAGCAATTACAGTTGAGTCGGCCACTATTACTCATACAAATCCGCCAGATTACTTTAAAGATGGCTGGACGGCGGCCATTGAAACAGATTTATCAGTTTATAAGTCAGTTACGCCGTTTACAGTGACTTCAATGATGGAAACCACTGCAGGTTCACAAGCCAAAGTGGATGTTCCAATGGCTCAGTTAAGTGATATTGCTGCTGATAATAAACTCACACCAGTTGAGAAAAAACAGGCGAAGTTGGTTTGGGATACACTTTATCAAACTGATGCAAGCTTGCGAGCTGAGGCAGTCACTTATGGTATATCTTCTGCTGCTTATGCCACGGCATTCAGTACTTTAAATACATATTTGGCATCTTTATTCGCAAATATGAATGTAACTAGTACGATTGACCGAAACCAGTTCATTACAAACTTTGCTAACGTTCACAATGCACGACAAGCATTAGTACGTTCAATATCGGAGAAGGCTAAAGAAATAGCTGATACTGCCAAGGATATAGCTTCTACTACAAAAGCGACATTAGAGCGTGATTACATGACGTCTACCAAGACGAATGAAGCAATCGCATCTTCAACAGAAAGAATGTCTGCACTGTATTCTGCAAATGGTCAAAAGATCATGGCATCAGTACTAGAAACATGGCAAAAAGATTGGTTAGTAAAAACTCCAAGTGGAAATAAGCCTGAACTTAGTTTAGTAGCCGATGCAACTTGTCGTGGAGGATATGCATTAAGAATTGGTAATAACGTAGGTAATGATGAAGCCTGGTTAAATTGGTTCACATCTTTGCCTATCGATGACAATAAATATTACCGAGTTAAGTATAGATTCCGCCGTGTAAGTGGTACCGGAGTTGTTTATGTTGGTGCGACCTGTCAAAACGCCAATAAAACAAAATATATTGCTCAAGATAACTCTGAAATCAATGATATCGGTTCAAGTCACTATTTAGTCGCAGGTACCGCACCAGCGTTGGGAACTTGGATAACCGGTACTGCTTATTTTAAGGGGCGATCTGCTGGTGCAAGTGCAGGTGCTGGCACTCTACTAAGCCCTAAAACATTTGCTAATAAAGCTGCTTTCTTTACACCAGTATTCATTGGTAACTATTCCGGTAAAGCTGGTGAAGTGGATCTAGACTTTATAGATATTGAAGATGCTGACAACATTGCTGATTTTGAAAATTTCAAAACCACATATACAACTGATGTGGGAGCATATGCTGGTGCATTACAAACTTTGGTTTCTGTTTACGGCCAAAATGCTATCAAGCTTAAATCACAAGCTGATTTGATCGATGGTGTGAAAGGTAAGTACGTAATGGGAATGGATAATAATGGTGTGTTCTCTGGAATGTCTATGGTCAGCGAGCAAACGAATGGAACTGTGCTCAGCTCAATAGGTTTCCAAGCGGATAGAATTTTCTTCACAACTGGTTCTTCTTCTACTAAATATATGCCGTTCATAATCCAAGACAATCAAGTTTTGATGAACAGTGATGTATTTATTAAGAATTTGACAGCCGCAAACTTTAAGGCCAAGTCTCTTACAGCTGAATTATTCAATGTTGACAAGTTAAGTGCCATAACTGGTGAACTTGGGACTTTAATTACTTATAAAGATCCTAGTCAGCCTCAAAAAGCAAGAATGGTCATTTCAGGGACCGCTTTAAAGTTATATGACGATAACAATATTGAGAGAATTTATATTGGTTTATAAATGGCTACATTCTTATTAAGGGACCTCGGTGGCAACGTGGTCCTTGATCTAACATCTAATCTTAGTATGTATACAGAAACGTTAAGTGTTGTCCTCCCGAAAGGTTCATCTATGGACACAATTGTACGAAAACTAGATACTGCTGAAAATCATCCAAGATGGTGGGCTTATGTAGCTTCTGGTGAAGTGTTATCTGCCAATAGTGCTGTAGTTGAGTCTTATTCAAATGGTATGGGATGTGCCATTTTGACTAAAGCTATGGCTATTGAGGCTAAGCTGGGCGATAAGATACTTAATCAAATGGATGATACTTCATCTTATTTATTAATTTATGATTGTAGAGCTTATTACAATACAGCTTTTCAGCAAACGGTTAGTATTCATATAGGTAAATGCTAATGGCTGAATACATCAAAATTCTCAATGATAATAAAGTGACAATAATTGACGACAGCTATAGAAACTTTCACCTTATAAATAAGTTTGTTAGGGAAGTCGCTTCTTCAGACCCATTACCTCCTGCAGTGCTATCTGTATCTGGTTACGTTAAGTGTCATGTTTTGAATGTTACATCTTTACAAAGACCAATTGTGGTATTTACAGGCGTTTCTGTGATGCAGGTCAGATATGAAGAAACTTCCACAAATAATTGGAAAATAACTGTAATTTTTGACACCTTAGACGACCAAGGAGGATTTAAATATAAGAATACTTTTCCTTTTACAAAAGCAACTTATTATGTATTTGGATTAATTACTTTATTAGAAAGTGGTCATTCGCCAAAATTACTAATTAAGAATGGTAAAGGTGAGATTGTATTTTCTAACTCCCACAATCCTTTAAAAGTAGTTAAAGCAGAAACTTTTTATTTAAAAGGCAGTGCAAATTATTTTAGCTCATGGTTATCAGATATACCTGATTATAATGCTAATAAGACTTATGGCTTGGCTTTAGCTTGTCCAGCTCATTATGAATATTATTGGGGAGCTGGTGGTTTGAGTTCTTATATGCATTCATACTGTACTATAAAGACTAACTCATATAGTGATCCAACTTTCTCAGGTAAGATCCTTCGGGGATATACGATACTAGCTAATGGTATGAATACTTCAGCTAGTCTCTATTCTCCATTTCATAGTCATTTAATAGTTGATATTACTGGCTATTAAAAAGCCCCTTATTAGGGGCTTTCATGTTTAAGCAGGCTGATCATTAACTGGTGGTTCTTCTACAAATGTGTAATTTACTGCTACCGACCCAGTCTCTAAATCCCAGCCTAGATTTAATGTTTTGAAAGCAGGACGGTTGTTAAAACGTTGCGCATTGACGATGTCTTGGGTTTTTTGAGCTAATTCAATATCCAAAGCATTAAATACTTTAACTTCGGCCATGAGCTTTTCCTCTAATTAGATAAGAAATTTGTTCAGATAGAATTGCATGCAGTTAATTAATGGAATCTGTACGGTTCCAATTAACTTTGGAACCCATCTAAAAGTTAAAAATTATTAGTCATCAAAATACTTAATTATTTAGGTATTTTGGCTTAGTTATGTCTTCTCGGTTCTTATCGTTGTTACTCGGTGAAAATGTTAATTCATATGATCAGCAATTCGATACGTCTAATCAGGATGCAACAGCGCAGCTATATGAAACTATGGCTCCGTTTTCACTTGGGACTAACCAAACCAAAGCCAATAAGAAGCGTACTCGAAAAGAAATTCTTACTAAATGGGAGAGAATGTTACGCTTTGCACCTATCGCAGAGGGTATGGGGATTCATGTTTCTGCAGCCTTAGGCGGAGATTCTTATAGCGGCCAACAAGTCTTTATTACGCCCGCAGAACGGTTAAAAAAGGCGAATGGACCAGCAGCTGAAAAACTAAAAAAACAACTAGATGAGCGCCGTGTAAAGATGGAAAAGCTTATCAATAAGTATTTAAGCAAACTTGCCCGAGATGCTATTTCTTTCGGTGATTCCTATGCACGTATTTATGGGAAAAAAGATAAAGGTGTAATTGACCTCGTTTGTAATGAGTATACATATCCGCCATTAATACAGCCTTTCGAACAAGGCAGTAAGACTGTCGCCTTTTTTTGTTTAGATCCTCGCAATTGGCAAAAAACTATTACCAAACTGAATACTATCCAAATGGTACGTTTCAAAATGCCCCGTATGAGCAATATTGCTCAATATGAGCTTGTTGAAACTGGTCTTGTCACGAAAATGTTGGAGGGTGATGATCCAGATGAGCTACCAATCTTACCCGCGCATTTAGGCGGCTCATTTCTTTATGAGATTGAAGATATTTATGATGATGTAATCCTTGCTTTGGCATCTATGAATAGCCAGCAAATCGCAGATACCGTAAATCAGATGTTCTTGACAGTAAATATGTCAGGAATGCCGCCAGCACAACGTCAAGCCTATATCCGTGGTTTAGAAGGTTTGCTTAAAAATCATGAGGCTTATGTCCGTGATGCTTTATCAGGTGGTGAAGCAGTCTGGAATACTGCTTTTCACATGCTTCCGGTATTTGATGAAAAACAAGTTCTAAATCCAGTAGGTGATATCAAGAATCAACGAAGCTCACCTATTAATATTGAACAGTTCATGATTAATGTCCGTTTGCTGATGGGCGGAATTGGTCTAGATCCAAGCATGGTCGGTTGGGCTGATATGTTAACTGGTGGTATTGGAGAAGGTGGAGCATTCCATACCTCTGCACAAATCATGCGTAGGTCACAAGACATTCGAACAGCAGCTTCCGAAGGGATTAATCAAATTCTTCATTTGGATTGGGGGTTTGCTTACAACGAACAATTTGAGCCTGAAGATTACCCTTGGCAAGTTGAATACTATTCAAACCAAACTGCAGCAGCTACAGAAGAAATCAACAATGCTCAATCAAGAATGAATACAACATTACTTAAAACACAAGTAATCGCATCATTGAAAGAATCAAATTTAGATGTAGATATTATGGCGTACATTCTTGAGCGCGATACAGGTATGAAATATGAGGAAGCATTAACATTAGCTGAAAGTATTGCTAAGAGCCGTAAATTTCCAGAGGATGAAGAATAATGGCTTTTTTTGAATACGAAACACAGAATAAAACTATAAATAACAGTTTTGGAAACGTTTTAAATCCGTTTAAAGATCGTTTTGCTAAAAATCCTGTCTTATGGTCTGGTCTAACAGTGGATCGAGCTGTTTCCCATTATCAGGAACTTTACGCATTAGGTACACTTTCAGCTGCACATTTTGGAATTGAAATTCGCCCGTACCGTGCAAACAGTAAAATTGCTCAAGCAAATATTCCAATTTTTGATCATTCAAACAAAGTTGCTTGGTTAGCCAATAATGTAGATGTATCACTACTAGATGCCCAAACCGATGCAGTGCATGTGGGGCATTTTCAACTCAACCATGTAACTGGTAATGCTTCAAATGAGTTGAGCATTTCATTTATTGAGACTAAAGAAGCAGCTATTGCGAATAGTGCTAAAGCTATAAAAGAAATAATGTTTAATAAGGATGGTACTCAGCCGCCACCAATTGAATACTTAATGAGATTAAAAATATATGCTTTTGATAAAGCTGCAAGAAATCAAAACCAATTTGAAATTGAGCATCTAGTTTCACTTCAAGCAGGCAATTTGCCCCTTGATGCCTCTAATAAAGCACATGCCATTGTTACTTTAAATTTCATCAAAATGTTTCCCAACTTAAAATAAGCTATGGAACTCATTGGCTTTATAGATTCACCTAATTGAGAAAATATCCTCAAATTAAAATGAGGATAACTCTGTGAGTGTTAAATCAATTTTCATTCAAACACACGCACTACATCAAAGCCGATTAGTACATGGTTTTGACTCCATGGTGAATAGTGGTGCTTGTTCAATTGGGTTTATTAAGGGTGATTACCGTCAAATTAATGCTTTAGTCACTGAAGATTACACGGAAAATGATTTCTGGCGTGTTGTAAATTTAAAAGGCAAAAAGGGTGGGATAGATGCGTTTGATTCCGTTGCGGTATTAGGCGCTATCGATGACCAGCATGCAGCTAATTTAGCGATACTGCAATTTGGCCGTATGTTTGATGCTTGTGTTACAGATGTTATTGAAACGAATCAATTTGGACTTAAGCGCCATTTATCTTCAAAACAATTTAATTTGACAGGTTCAAAACCGATTCAAAGATGGCAACTAGAACAATTACAAAATGTTGTCGCAGCTGAAAAACCTGAATGGGATGGAATCAATTTAATTTCTCATGAGGGTGATACTTCTAAGTTGTTATTAGATATGCAACGAAATGATGATCACAGCCAATTATTAAGTAAATTTGATGGGTTACCTACGCTTTTATCTAGTCTAGGCGTAGAAGAAGCGCATTATGACTCTATTATCGTTGATTACCAGCATTTAGAGCAGCTATCTGCAATTTTGCATCACTCTATGGATCAGTTTTCAAAAACTGGCGTCAAAATCGTTAACGTTACGGAAAGTAAGCCCTTTAAGCATAAAAAAGTCCTTCAAATTGCTCTTACTTATGATTTTGATGATGGTCAAAACTTCACAATCCTTTTTCATAAGCCAGATCGATTATCAAAAAAAATTAGTCCAGCAGATGCATTAATTTCATGGAAGATTTTAATGAACAATCGGGATATTACGGCTGCAATTCAGCCTAATCAGGGAGAAGGAATATCAATTCCAGTTCTCGCTGGTCGAATTATGAAGTTGATTAACCAAAATAGTAATCGTTTTAAGCGGTTACAATCTAAAAAAGCAGAAAAGGCCAAGGCTTTAGCAGATGCTGAACTACGTCTCGAGCAAAAACAAAGTCAATTAAATTCTTTAAGTGTAGAAATTTCCAATTTATTAAATGAATTGGATCAGTTGCAAAATACATTGTTAACCAAGCAATCTGAAGAAAATGAAGTAATCATTAAAGAGAATAGTCTCGATAATGAGTTACCAGATAGTATTTCTGATGAAGAAGCCGAACGTTTAAAAGCCGACTTAAAGCGTTTAAATGCTGATCCTGAATGGGCAGGTGAAGATGGTTTACGTTACCAAGCATTCTTTGAACGTATCAATAAGGCTCTAGAGGGGGATTCTGATGCAGTAGTTTGGGCACGTGAATGGATTTCTGATCTAGATGACCAGGCTTTGGCTCAACAGCAAGCAGAATTAGAAGCAAAAAAACTTTGTGATGCCGAAAATGAAGCTAAACAAAAAAGAGATGAAGAAGTATTAGCAGCACGTACAGCTGGTATAGCTGAAAACAAAATGATGCAAGCATGGTTAGACACTTTGGAAAATCCTGAAGATTCTAACAACATAGACTTTATGGCTTGGGTTTCAGATCGCCGTGGTGAATTCTTAAAAAACTGGAATGGTGCCGAAGGTTCACCAGAATATTTAACAGCATTTTATGAATATTCAAGAGCATGGGCAGATGAACATTTAGCGGATCGCCTCAGAAATAAAGAGCCAGCCCAAAATTCAGATAATGAAGAATTTAAAGAACTAAATGCTCCGACAGAAGTTGAAGATCTTCAGCCTAGTACGACAAATGATGAAGGTAATCAACTTTACCGTTCAGTAATTGAAGGGCAGGTTAAAGTTAATCTTGAGTTATTAGAGCAAATTCGAGATGAAGCAGAAAAAGACTTAAATGATCCACTTCTTATTCCAGCGGTGACAGAGCTCTTGAATCAAGTACAAAAAATGGAAGCGGAGAATATCTAATGACAACATTAAATCTAATTTCTACTCAAGATATTGCTAAAAATCCATTAGTTGTAATTGATCAAATGATCAGCTTCTTTAAACCTAAACAGCCCTTCACTGGGCTTTTGAAGGGTAGAACTAATAATGTGAAAACAGCCAAAGGACAAAAGATTTCTACTGTATTCGCCTTAGTTGATATTGATCAAGTAATTGCATCTCATACAGCAACTGGTGCGGAAAACCCTAATTATCCGCAAGAATTGCAGCCACGAGATCGTAGTCGTGAATCCTCACAAGCATGGGTACAGAAAACTGCTAATGATTTAGACCCCGAAAGCCTAGGCCGCTCAGGTCGGGCAGACACGGGAGCACCGATAACTGGTGATGATTTAGTTGTTGAATCAGGAAATGGCCGAACAATGGCAATCAAGCTTGCCTATGAGCGCGGTACCGCAGATGAGTATAAACAATGGTTGATTGATGAAGCTGATTACTTTGGCTTTAGCAGTGAGCAGGTCCAAGCAATAGCTGAACCAATCTTGATACGTATTCGTACAACTGAGATTGATAGAGCTCAATTTGCCATAGATGCTAACCAAGATGATAAGTTGTCTTTTACAGCAACTGAACGTGCTAAAGCTGATGCTAAACGTTTAGATGAGAATTTACTGGCTCTTTTTAACCCGAGTGAAGATGGCGATTTATTAGCAGTAAGTAATCAAAAGTTTATTCAAGGTTTTTTAAGTAAATTAGGTGATACAGAAGCTGCCCAGTACACAACGAAAGATAAAAAACCAACACAAGCACTGATAAACAGAATCAAGGCCGCAATTTTTAGTAAAGTGTACAATGATGATCGTTTGCTAGAAATGATGGCTGATCATACAAAACCAGATCTTCAAAATATGCTTAATGCGCTTGGTGTTGCTGCGCCTAAATTTATTGAAGCGCAAGCTATAAGTCGTGGAAATGTTCAAGATATATCAGATCAAATCGTTGATGGAATGGAGCAAGCCATTGATCAACGTGTTGCTAATGCAATTATTGATGCAGCAAATACCATTTTATCTGCAAAGCAAAATGATCAAGATATTGTTGAGTTTGTAAAGCAGCAAGGGCTTTTTGAGGATCTAGGAGAAGGTGTTGCGGAGCTCGCCGTATTTCTCGCCAAGAATAGCCGCAGTTCAAAAAAAATGAGCATGTTATTTAAAGCTTTAGCTGAATTTGCAGAGAAACAGGCTTTAGATAGCAGTAATGTAGGTTTGTTTGGTGAACCTGAACCAGTAAGTGTAAAAGATGCTATCCAATATGCACAACAAGTGCTTGGTGATGATTTCATTAGTGTGCAAATGTACGATTCATTATTCTCTAATGCATGTAATTATTTAAAATTAATAGATTATGTATCTAAGGATCCTCTTTTTGTTATTAAATCATTGATTATAAACATTAAAAAATATAAGTTTTAA